ATGGGCATCGAAGTCGTATTCGTCACGTTCAACAAAGGATTTGAGAACGTGTCGGGCTTTTTCGATTGCGAGGACAACTCCATCTACGTCAATCAGGACGAATACCCACTTCGACAGACCTTCACTGTTGCGCACGAGCTAGGTCACAGCGTCCTGCATGCAGAGTGGGCTCGTTCGGCTGAGTATCGAATGCTTATGAGAGATGGTGACTACACTGGCAACGAGCCACACGAGAAAGAGGCGAACGCCTTCGCGGCCAATCTGCTCGTTCCTCGCTTCATGCTGGACAGATACTGGAATTCGATGCCGCTAGAGGGCCTGTCGCGGCTATTCGCCGTCTCGGTGCCCGTCATCAAGAATAGGCTCGCGTTCGAATATGGCATCTGACCGCTCGGCGGCTAAGGACGCCATTCAGGACAAGAGCAAGGACGACCCGGAATTAAACGCGGCGATCTCCTCGGGGCATGATCTTCAACTCAAGCTGACCCAAGAGGAGAACCGTCATGCGGAAAAAATGCACCTCGCCAACATTGGTTGGCTCGGCAGAGCTTTCGGCGGAGAACAGTCGGCGCCAACGTATATTGCCTTCCTGGCTATGGTGATAGGACTAGGTGGCACTGCCTATTGCTGGCTTCAGGCCACCGGAACACCCGCGTCTCCTGTTGCGCCAGAGCAGGCAGAGTTCTGGTCCAAACAGGCAGAGCGCGCGCTTTCGTTTGGCGCCGCGGCTCTAGCCTTCATTTTCGGACGCGGCGCAAAATAAGCCGCGTCACGGCCCCCTATGCGGGAACCAGCTCCAGATCCGCATGAGCGCGTCGATCAGCAGCGGCAGCCCGATCAAAAGGCCGATGATCGCCCCGCCGACGATGCCGACGACCTTGCCGACCGTTCCGAAGCTGATCATCACGCGGATGAGCTTCTGCAGGAACTCGACCTCGTCCGGCTGCAACGCCTCCAGCATGCGGCGCGTCTCCTCGGGCAGGTCGCCGTAGCGCTCGGCGGCGGGCTCGTATTCCGGCTGCTTCATCGCCGCCCCTTCCACAGCTCGATCATCACTTGGTCATAAGCCCCGACCGCGCCGGCATGCTTGACATTGCAGACGCCGAAGGCGTCGATCGCCCGGTTGGCCATCACCTGCGGATTGCGGCTCGGCGCCGGCGGCGCGCAGGGCTCGCGGATCTCAGGGGCCAGAGGAGGAACGAAGACCGCCGGCGGCGGCCGCCCGGTCGATCCGCTCGCGCAGCCGGCCAAACTCGTCATCGCTATAGCGACAGACAGGATCATCCCGGATGAGAGCTTCATCGCCGGCGGCCTCCCTCAGAGAAGCGATGGCTCGGTTGACGCCGATCGCGATTGCGTGGACGCCCGCCGTCAGGCGGGCATTGCGGTCAATGGTTTCCTTGGCGGCGTCGAGGTCAGCGCGCAGCTGCGCCCGCTCGAGGCGGAGCGCCTTGGCCTCTCCGAAGGCGTCTGTGACGCGGTATCCGGCATAGGCGCCGACGGCGCAGCCGATCGCCGCGGCGACGGCAATGCCCTTCAGGCCGAAGACGGCGGGGATCATTTCAGCCCCGATACGCAGAGCTCGCCCTCGCCGATCCGACGGGCGTCGCCCATCTCGCGGCGATTCACGAGGCCGATGAAGACACGGCCACTGGCCTTGTTGAACGCGGTCGCGGCGTTGCAGCTATCGACAAAGCGACCCGCTGCGCCGAGCCTCGCGGCGGTGGACCGGCAGGCGGCGCCGGTGCCGATGTTGTAGGCGAGCGAGTTCATCATCGCGCGCCAGGAGAGCGGCTTGCCGGCAAAGCCGGGGACGCAAGCGACGAGCTGGCCGCGGAACTCACCCATACGCCGAACCAGCCGCCGGTCGCAGCCGGCCGGGGTTTCCTGCATTCCCGGTTTCACGCCCTTGGTGTCGCCATCGCAGATCGTCCAGGGCGCGCCGCCGGTGGCCGGATCCGGATAGGCGCGGAGCTCCCGCCCCTCCCAGGGCTTGACGAGGAACTGCGCGGCGAGCGCGACGTCGTCCGGCACGCGCTCGCCGGACATCGTGACAAGTCCGCCGACGGCGACGGCGAGAACAGCCGCGATCGCTGCTTTGCCGCGCTTGCTCGGAGCGAGCTTAGGCATCTGTGATCCCTTTCTGTGCGAGGAGACGAGCGACGAAAGCGGCCGCGGCAACGATGCCGGACAGAGTCGCGAACACACGGGGCGGAATGGCCTCGACCCCGATCAGGGGAAGCGCGACCTCGACGCCGGACAGCACGCCGGCAAGCAGAAGCAGACGGATCGACCACGCACGGCAAAGCACCGCGCGCCAGTTGGACACGAGCATGTGATGTCTCCAGCAAGATTGCGGATTGCGCCGGCAGGCAGTGCCCACCATCTCTGTATGAATGCCCGGCGCTATCGTGCGCCGTGGATGCCAAGATCGGAAAACCTATGGAGACGCGGCGCTATGCCCTTATGAGGGATGGCAAAGGTTGGGCGTTCGACGGGCCACATGAAGTGAGCCAGACCTATCTCAGCAAGGAAGCGGCCTTCGAGGGAGTGATCGCCGCGATACGCCGGGATCTCGTGCAAGGCGACGCCATCGAGCTGCAGATTATCCAAGGCGCCGAGCCAAGTCAGAACGAACCGCAGCGGCGGCGGTCCCAGTTCTCCGTATCCCTTTGCTAGTGGCCTCGGCCGGCCCGCTCTAGCCCAGCGACGTCACGCTGGCATCTCGATCCGTTTGAGTGGTTGCCATGGGTGGTTCGTCGCTGGGCCACTCGGTGAAGCCCGCCGACGGCATATATTGGCCACTCGGTGGGCTTCATTATCCATATGGGCCGAATGCAGTCCCGCTCTGGCCAGCTGGCAGCGCCCGCGCGTTCCTCTTGAAATCACCGCTAGCTGAATAGGCCGCAGGGAACACGCGTCCGGACGTACCGTTGGGGATGCGTGGCAACGCTCGCTGCCAGGGCAGAGGCGCCACGTGATCCGAGCCCAAGAGACTTGCCCGCCTCCCTCGAGGTGGGCTTTTTTTGCCTGGTCCATTCTGAAGGAATGTTGCCGCAACGGCATGGACACCCGCACCAGGGGGTGTCAGGCTAAGCGCGCAACTAAAACGGGAGGACTGAGAATGAAGAAGACCTATGCCAAGCCGACGCTCGACAAGAGCTCGCTGCTGCAGCAGATCGCGGCGACACCGGCGTGTAGCCCCATAAGCAACTGCGTCTAACCGAACTGGCCCGCCGGCGCTGCCGCGCCCGGCGGGTTTTCTATCCCACAGCCATGATCACATCGGGATCGAGCTCGAGCGCCTCCACCATGGCGACGGTGTCCGGGTCGTCGAAGAAGACGGACTCGACCGGCGCCAGCCAACGGAACTTGGCGAACTCGTTGCCAGGCAGATTGAGCAACGCATCGGCGGCGGCGGCTTTCCCTGCCGCGTTCACCCGCTCGATGATCAGCCACTTTTCAACGCGGCGGCGTGGCGCGGGCGGGATCTCCTCGAGCACGTATCGCACACTCGATCCGTCCCATTCGACGCCAGCGCCTGGCTGCATGCCCTCGGGGATCACGTCCGGCGGCTTCGCCCTGTAGAGGCCAATGGCGGCAAGATCTTCATCCGGCCAGCGGGCGATGTCCCGCCCGTAACGGATGCCGTTAATGCGCTGCGACGGGTCCCAGCGGATGAGATTTCGCGAGAATAAATCAGTCAAGAGCGCACCCACTTCGGAGGGCTATCAATGAAACTGTCGGTCATTGATCGGGAAAAGCCTCAGTCGGAACGGTGAAGCTGGCCGTGTACCGCGCGACGCCTTGCGTCACGCGGAACTCATCGAGCCAGCCATTCAGCTTGTTGGTGGCGTTCGTGGTCCGGGCCGAGGAAAGCGCCCCCAATGTGAGCCCGCCATCCGTCCACGACGTTGCCAGCGAATAGGACTGTTGCAGGGCGCCATTCAAGAATAGACGATTGACCGCCCCTGCTCGGGTCAGAGCCAGATGGTACCAGGTGTTCAAGGCCAGGCTCGAGGATGTCGCCAGGCGCTGGGCCCCAGCCAGGTACACGAGGACTTTGTCGGACTGTATTCCGAAATCCGGCGCAGCATTCTTGCCCGAGGCGTTCATGGAAACGAAGCCCCAGTTCCCCGAGATGAGGGCCCGGCGGCGAAGGAAGAACTCAACCGTATAGTCCCCGGTCAGATCAAACGCGGTTGCGTGATCCGAATATGCGTAGTCACCCGTTCCGTCGAAGGTGGCCGACGCCCCACCAAACATCGACTGCGACGTATCGATCTTCGCGTTGCCCGCGAGGGTGATCGGAAGAGCGTTGTTCGAGCTGTCCGTGAACACCGTGCCATTGTTCGGACCGTCAAAGTGCAGGAGACAACTGACGCTATCGAAGAACGGATCACTGGGCCCGCTAGGGCCGCTGGCCATCAGCATGTGGCCTGAGAAGCCCGGCAGCATTACTTCACGTCCTTGAGCAGGGTGATCACCACCTTGTTGGCGGCGACGCAGTCATAGAAGCCGTAGTCCTCGGCACCGGCGCCCGACGTCACTTCCAGCCCCTTGCCGCCCGGCGTCTTAAAGCCCGAGCCGACACCGAGCGTGAACGCTCCGCTCTGAGCGATCCGGAACCGTCCGGTCTTGTTCGGCACATAGAACGATGGATCGAGCAGCACGGCGTTCGCGGTCAGCGGAATGAGGAAGTTCGTGCCGTCCCTCATATCCCAGGCGACGTTGCCGCCGCTGATCGAGAGCGGCACCTCTTCCATGCCGGCGACGACCGCGTCCGTCGTGATCAGCTTGCCCGAGGTCATGGCGCGATAGACGGCCGCCGAAAGCCCGACCATACCCTCGATCAGGGCGATCGCCACCTCGGCGGCACCGGACAGGCTGATGGCCGACGTCGCGCCTGCACTGTTCGAAAGAACTGTCGTGCGCTGCAGCTGAGTGCCTGACGCCACATAGGTGCCGATGCCGATCTCCCAGCTGGCGCCGTCCTCGATCAGGTACGGGACGACATCACCGTTCGCCACGCCGGCCGCGCCGAAGGTTTGATAATAGCCCCGGATCACGTCGGTCACGGCTGCGCCGAGCGCAATCGTCCCCGTTCCGGTGGTGGCGGTCTTCACCCGCACCCGGTCCTTCACGACAAAAGCCATGATGTATCCCTAGTTGTAGAACTCTTTCCAGACGCCGTCGCGACCGATCCAGCCGAGCGAGACCGGCTTCCAGGTACCGCCGTGATGGGCGAAGATATCGGACGCCTCCCACTCGCCGGAGCGCCGCACATACAGCCCGCCGACCCCGCCGAGCTTTGGCTCGCCGATGACCGGAGGCGCGCCGACCAGCTCGTCGGCCATGAGCACATGCACCTGCCCGAAGGCCGGCTGCCCGAGGACCGGAGCCGCCGCGATCGGCGAGGTCGCAATAAGCTGGTACAGCTGCCCCAGCATGGGCTGGCCGACGACCGGCGCTGCGCCCACGATCCCTATCGCCACGAGAGCATGAACCTGGCCGAGGTCTGGGGAGCCGAGATCGGGAGCCCCGCCGGTGATCCCCATCGCCTCAAGGTCGTGCCCCTGGCTGATCGCAGGCGAGCCGAGATCAGGGGCGCCGCCAATGAGGGCGGTCGCCTCAAGCATGTGAACCTGCCCTAAATCGACGACGCCGATCTGCGGGGCGCCGCCATCCAGCGGCACGACGGTAAGAACGTGCACCTGGCCGACCAGAGGCATGCCGATGTCGGGCGCCGCGCCGACAAGGTCATCGGCTTCGAACTCGAACACGAATCCGAACTCCGGCACGCCGAGATCTGGCCGGCCACCGACAATGCCGTCAACCAGCAGGGCATGCACCTGGCCGAAGTCGGGCGTGCCGATCTCGGCCGACGTAGTCGTGACCGACTCGGCAATCAGAGCATGGGTCTGACCGAGGGCGGGCGTGCCGATCGCGGGCGGCAGGCCGGTCAGGCCATCCGCCGTCAAGCCATAGCCGGCCTCGCCGACGATCGGCGTCCCCATCGTCAGCGCCGCGCCGGTGATCCCGACCGCCTCGAGGAGATGGATCTGGCCGAGGTCGGCGACGCCCGCGCTCGGAGCCTGCCCGTCGATTCCGACGGCGACGAGATGGTGCAGCAGCCCGACCGCGGGCGCGCCGATGTCAGGGCCGGCAGCCGTGAGGGCATCGGCCATCAGGATGTGGGTCTGCGCCAGCGTAGGCGCGCCGAGATCCGGAGCGCCAGCGACGGGCGGGTCGGCGATCAACGCGTGGACCTGCGCGATGGTCGGGCTGCCGACCGTCGGCGTCGTACCGGCAATGCCATCTGCGACCAGGGCGTGACGCTGGCCGACAGAGGGCGTGCCGATGACGGGGGCGCCGCCGGCGATGCCGGTGGCGATCAGGTCATGGCGTTGGCCGACAGCCGGGCTGCCGACGCTCGGCGCGCCTCCGGTGATTCCGCTCGCCACCAGCCCGTGCCGCTGGCCGACGGCCGGCGTGCCCACGACCGGCGCCGCGCCCGACAGAGCGTCGGCCACCAGCACGAAGGCACCGCCCGGCCGCTGACGGCCGAACGGTACGGAACCGAAGGGAGACGAGCCGAACATGGATCAGCTTTCGGTCAGGCGATGCCGGGAAGGCCGATATCGAACGCCGCGAGGGTGAACGGGTTCGGCGCGGTGACGACCTGGCTGTTGTTGACCGAGCCGGCTGCGAGCAAGCGGCTGTTCACCGTGTCTACGACGGCCCAGTGCGTGACCGTGCCGGTCGAGTTGACCGAGCCATCGGTGATCGCGGCCGAGGTCACCTTGCGGCCGCTCGGCGAGCGCGCGGAAGGCGAGCCGAAGGCGGCGCCGGCAGAGAAGGCCTTGCTGCCGAGCGAGTTCGCCGCCGTCGCGGCGGTGTAGGTCGCCGGCTCGGCCGAGCAGATGTTGATCTGATTGGCCTCGGTGTCGAGCACCTGCAGGCCATTGTCGAGAATGCGGTCGTTGAAATAGGGCATGGGAAGGCCTCGCGCTGGGGTTGGAAGATCAAGCCGACGCGAGCGTGGTGCCGCGCGCCACGGCCGCCGCCTCGTCGTCGTGGAAGCTGTCCTCGACCGGACCAACCTCCCCTAGGGCGTAGACGTACCAGCCCTTCGGACCGAGCCAGTCGAGATAGGTCATGGTCTTGCCGGCCTCGATCACCTTGCCGTCGGCATCGAATTTGCCGAGCTGGTAGTGCGACGCCGTCTTCTCGTCATCCAACAGCGCTTCGGTCGCCTTGCCGGTCTTTCTGGCCGGGCCGCGCTCGACGCGCACCTTGCCGCCGATGTCGATCAGGTCTTCGTTGATCCGCGTGACTTCCATGATGGGCTCCTTGCTCAAGCGGGAACTTTCAGCCAGAGCGCGTTGTCAGGCGCCGGGCCGGAGGGGTTGCTGGTGCTGATGGTGATGCTGGTAAGGCCGAGGCCGGCGAGGACGTCGGCGACCGTGGCGCCGGGCGTGCCGTCGTCACCGGCCGGCCCCTGCAGGCTGGTCGGCCCGGCCCAGTCGCCGGAAGCCGCGCTCGCCTTCACGTAGAGCTCGAACGGCGTGACATCCGTCCGCCAGAAGATGAAGCCCTTCGGCGCGGCGTCATTCAGCGCGCGATCGGCGAGCGTGCCGGTGGCGTCGGGCTGGACGCCCCTGCCCGCCTCGATCGCGGCGATGATCGCGGTCAGCCGTGCGTTGATCTCGACCGCGGAATGCCATCCAACGCCGGTACGCAGGATCTGATAGCCGGCCTCACCGGTGAGCATCGGTCCCGGCCACGGCTTTTCCAGCGTCAGGCCTGTGTTGCTCTCGACGGTCGCGATGACGGCCCAGGTCGCGCCTTGGATCAGCGTGTCGCCGGGCTTCACCTGGCTCAGGAACGCCGTCAGCGCGCCAGCAACGGCCAGGCCGCCGGCCGCGAGCGAAATCGTGCCGGCGGCATAGGTGCTGTCAGCCATGGGCGAACTCCTCGAGGGCCGCGGCGATGGCCGCAGGATGCGTGGCGGCGCGGATCGCGGCCTGCGCCGCCTGGCGCCGGGCCTCGACCGTGGCGATCGCCTCGGCGGCGTTGGCGGCCTTGACGAGCACGGCGTCGACCAGGCTGGCGACGTCGATCCCGGTCGTTCCCGCCTCGGCGCGAAGCAACGGGCCGGCGCCACCGCCTGCCGCCCAGTGCTCGGCCTCGGCCGCCTTGCGCGCCCGGACAATCGCCACCGGCGATGCAGCGAGGTCATAGATGCGGGCGTTCGCCGTCTGGTCGAGGCGCAGCAGGGCGTCAGCCCGGAGCGCGTCCAGGTTCTTCGTGATCTGAAGTTTCAAGGGAGATCCGTCAGCTGGCGGTGATGTCGGCCGCGAAGGGCAGATGCGGCCAGCACTCGACATGGACGTGATAAGTCGCCGGCATGGCCGACGAGATCTCGAGCGCGCCATCATGCGCGACCGGCTCGCCGTCGACCGTCACGATGGCGCTGGCTGGAATGCCGGAAAGCACGGCCTCGTCGACGGCGTCGGCGGCGATCTCGCCGCGGTCGAGCATGACCGGCATCGGCAGGCGCTCGCGCAACGTGCCGGCCTCGACATAGCCGTGGCTCGTCAGGTCGAAGGCCGGCCGCTCCGGCAGCACGACGAACGGAATGCCGGCAGTGGAGAGCGACGCCCGTTGATCCTCGGATGCGTCACCGAGGATCAGCAGCAGATAGGGATGCCCCTGTTCGGCGAGCATCTTAAAGTGCCCCTCTCCATAGGTGCCGAGGACATGCCAAATCCGGCCCGGAGTCGGGCCGCCACCTTCATATTCGATGATCATGCTTCACCCGATCGGGAGGTCGAGGACGTAGTAGAAGACGCGATAGGGTTCGGTCGCCCCGGGCTGGTAGGCCAGCCAGTTGGTGACCGTCATGCGGTCCCGCTTCACGAGGGCGTTGAACACCCACTTCTCGTAGCGGCCGCCCGGCGTCGGGCCCGTGCCGCCGGGATTGCTGATTGAGCCGCCCTGCAGGTTCGACTGGTCGTAGAACATGTTCGGCATCGCGCATCGCACGGGATAGCTGTTGTTATCTGTCGCGTTGTAGCCAAGCCCGGTATTCGCGCCGATCTCGATCGGCAGGCTGCCATTGGTGCGCGGACCATAGGTCCAGAGATAGGAGGGGTGGCATATCGCCAAAAGGACAAATGGAATGAACCCGAAGTCTGGCCAGGTGACGACGTGCTGCTGGCCGTAGCAGCCGGTGCCGATCGTGAAGGCCAGGACGCCGGAGGTCCGCACCTTCACCGTCGAGAGATTGCTGTCATAGATCAGGTCGGCAAAGGTCGGGGCTTCCATGTTCCCGCCCGCTGCCACCATGCGGAAGCGCGGCTGACCATCGAGAATGCCGAACTGGGCCGCGAGCTGGCGCGCCATCAGGGCAGAACCCTTGCCACCGCGACATAGCTGACGTCGCGCGCGATGCCGGAAGAGACGAAGGTGGCGCCGGTCAGCGATACCGTGCAGGTGATCGTCGTCCGGGCACCATGATTGTAGTGGTACGGCAGGCGGAGCTCGCCGGCCGTAGAACTGGACTGGAACTCGACCATAGGCCGATCGAGCAACGGGAACGGCCAGAGGATGCTGACGCTGCCCGTTGCAGGGACGCTGATCAACCCCGCCTGGATGATCTGCGCCGGCCGATTGCCGACCGCGAGCAGCATGTCCTCCTCGGCACCGGCCAGCGCATTGACGCCCGGCGGCGAGACGCGGAAGACGATCGGCTCGACGGAGAGGTCGAGGACGAAAGCAGGCTCCAGCGTCACGGCAGCCGATCCCCCGGGATCTTCCAGACGATGTAGTCGAAGCTGTGCGTGCCGGAGAACAACGGGTTGTTGCTCGCCTTGTCGAAATTGCGATCCGCGTTGGGCAAGATAGCGAACCAGCTGAACTCGGACGCAATGAGAAACAAGGACGAATACGGGTCGTCGCCAAAGCTCGCGACGGTCCACCACTCATCCGCCAGAATCGACACGCCTGACCGACGGCGCACCGTGATGATGGGACGGTAGGGCAGCGTCGGGAACATGATGCGGGTTCGCCGACCCGCCTGGTTGGCCGGCGTGAAGGTCATGCTGACGGTTGCGGCCTGGTGGATCCGCTCGATCCGGTCCCAGCTCGAATGGAAATAGAGCTTGCCGACATCGTCGGCCGCGACCGTGCGCGCGTCGGCACCCGGCTTCGTTGCCTTGAAGGCAGAGACGCCGAGATCGTCATTGCCAAGCAGCCATGCGACTTCGAGCGCCATCAGACCTCGCGATAGCCAAGGATGCGGCCGGTCATCAGATCGATTTCCAGCTTGCCGCCGACGGCCGTCAGCAGCCCGCCCTGGATGACGAAGCCGGTGGTGCCGTCAGTGACGAAGAACTTGTCGACCGAGATCACGCAGCGTGCCACGCCGCCAACGATGTCGAGCAGGAAGCCGGCATCCTTCCAGTCCGGCGTTCCCGGCACGCCGGCGTCGAGATAGATCTGGAACCGCGCATCAACACCCGTCGGCGCGGCCGTCGCCTCGAACTTGACGAAGCCGCCGGCGGTCGCCTGGTCCGCCTTGACCGCGATCGTGGTCACCTGCGAGGCGATGGCCGCATCGCCATCGATCATCGCCTTCGTCACCTGTTGGATCGCGGCGGTGAGATTGCCGCGGATGGCCGCACGCTGCTCATAGGCCTCGCCGGCACTCTCGGCGCCGGCAAGCGCCAGTTGCGCGACCAGTTCGTCGAGCGCGTTGCGCATCTCCTGCATCGAGCCGCGCGCGTCATTGGTGTTGAGCGCCAGCTCATAGCGCTCCTGCTCCGAAAGGCCTTCCGACACGTCCGGCGTCGTGACGTCCAGCAAGCCCGACCAGGCGACAGGACGCGGCGAGTTGGGGCGATAGCGACCGCGCGTCTGATAGGCGGTGAGGCCCGTCAGGTTCTGGCTGATGATGATGGCGCCCGCGTCCCAGCGGTCGGTCTCGCCCTGGTAGATCATGGTGCCGTCGCTCGCGAGCCGCACCTCGAACTGGACGCCGTTGACGTCGTCGATGTCAGGGTCCCAAGACAGGCGGATACCTGCCTTGGCGCGGCCGAGGTCACCGAGGATCATCATGGGCGAAGCCGCCCAGTCGACGATGGCCTGCGGCGGCGGCCGGACGATCACGGTAGGTCCGGAAACGATCGGCCGCTCGTCGACCGAGGGCAGCCAGCTATAGTCCGACGGATCGACCTCGGTCAGGTTGAGGCCGATATTGAGGTTGGCGAGATCCTGCACCGCGTCGATGCGGAAGAGCTTCGTCACATAGCCATTCCGCTTCGACGTCCACGACGCGAAATCGTTGGGCTCGAGCAGGAACGCATCCGGCGGCATCGGGACGGCGTGCTGGCGGAACCGGCGCGCCTCATCCCGCGCCGACTTCATCAGCCGCTGCGTCTGCGTGCCCGACGACACCATGCCATAGGTGACGGCGGCAACCTGCCGGCGGCCGTCATCCTGCAGCTCAAGCGCAGGCGAATAGAGCGGCGGCGCGTCCTTGACTGCCCAGCCCTCACGCGGCTCGACATACTTGGCCGTCACCGCATTTATGACCGCCGCCAGCGAGGGGAACGGTTCCAGCGTCTGCGGATCGGTCGACAGGATGTCGTCGTCCGTGAAATGGAAGATCGACGTTCCCGGCGCGCCGGCCCGCGGCTTGTAGATGCCGCCGATCTCGGCCATCCGCCCGTTGCAGGACTTCATCAGCTCTTCGAGAAGATCGGCCGGCTCGGTGTCGAAGGTCACCTCGCCACCGGCTTCATATTGCGGCTCCGTGCCGCCGCCCATCTTGCCGACGGCGACGTCGCAGACGTTCATCGCTGACGAAAAGGCTGAGATCGGCAGCTGGTGGCCGCCGACGGTCTGGCCGCCGAACACCCACTTCCCATCGAAGCGGATGCCGCGGACGACGTTGTAGGCTTGGACGATCGGATTACGGGGCGCCACGCTCCAGCCGGCCGGGTCGCCCCAGGCCTGCGCACCATCTCCGCCAGCGCTGCTGTCTTCGCGCACGTCATAGAGCGGAATGCCGTCGAGGACGAACTTCGTCTGCGGATAGCCCGACCACAGCGTCTCGCTGACGCGAGCGGTGACGACGGCGTAGGCGACGCCGTGGCCGACAAAGCTGCCGTCCCACGGCCGGGTCGGATGTCCCTCGAACTTGGAAACGAGGAAGCTGTCGGCCTCGGTCTGGTTGCCGTCGTGAAAGCGGATCCAGAGATGATCCTTGTCGCCGTTCCGATATTCCGGGATGGCGACACCCATGCCGACATTCGATGCTGGTTGGGTGTAGGTGACCTTCGATCCGTTCACCCAGACCTCGGCGAGGCCCTTCACCGGCAGGTCGGAGAGCGCGATCACCATGGTGATGAAGGCGTTCGGCGTCTTGTCGGCCTCTCCCCACTCGTCGACATATTCGAGCGAGCCGGCGGTCATGCCACGGCCAAGAATGAACGAGCGTGGGACCGTGCCACCGCTCTGCATCTTGCCGGAGGAACCGCCGGCCGCGCGTTGCGACTGTTTGCGGCCCAACAGCGATTGCGCCAGGTAGGACGCACCGAGGCCGATGCCGAGCTTCAGCACGCCGCCGACGATGCCCGAGAGAATGCCGCCCGAGCCGAGCCAGCCGGCAAAGGCACCGAACAGGCCGACGACCGGCGCCGCCTCGGCAGCCGCCGTCGAGCCGAGCAGGATGAAGCCGGCGTCAATGATCAGTTGGAGAAGGCGCATCAGGGAATCCGGAATGCCTTATCGGCCATGAGACGGTCGAGATTGCCGAGCCCTTCCGGCCCGAGGAACGTCACCTGGTCGCCGGCGACGACGCCGAGCGCCCAGCCTTCGGCCGTGTCGATCGCCGCAAGATCGCCAGCGCCGGCACGGATCGGGTGGATCTCTTCGAAATAGTTGCCGACGAGCGCGACGAGGTCCTTGAAGCCGGCCCGCTTCAGCGTCTTCGTCGCACCGGCCGCCGTCGAATAGGAGCCGCGGAACCCGGTCGCGAGATCGAGCCCGGTCATGGCGCGGACACAGTCGGCCGCGAACAGCGCACAATCGTGCTGCCCCCAAGCAAACGGTACGCGCCGGTGCGCCTCGATCACCTCATGCAGCGCAATGCGCCACTCGGGCCTGCGTTCGAGCGCCATCAACCAGCCTTTCCGCCCTTGCGTCCCCAGAAGAGCTCCCAGTCGCCGACGACGCCGGCGTATCGATAGAAATTGTCGCCCGACTTGCGCAGGATCTGGCTCTCATGGCTACGGACATCGGGATTGGTCCGCGTCAGCTCGCGTGTGTGCGAGGCACAGGAGAGCGCGATCTTGGAAACACCGCCCTCGGCCGGCGTCTCGATCGGCGCTTCGTCGATGAAGCCGATGAAGCGCGCCTTCGCCGGGGCGACGAGCACGTGCGTCTCCGGGCTGAAATAACCCCGCGAGATCTGGATTGGCGCATTCCGTGCGTCATAGTCCCGGGCGAGCTGCTGCACGCCATCGTCGACGCCTGACAGTTCGACGCCGACGGTGCGAACCGACAAGTCCGAGAGCAACGGAATGTCGTCGATGGACGTCAGCGCGCCGCCGTTGAAGGTCCATTCCTCGGTGGCGCCGGTACGCCCGTTGACGATGTCGCAGGTGAACAAACCCGCGTCCGACCAGAAGCCAATCGAGATCGGCGCGCCGGTTATCCGATGCTTCACCGTCACCTGCAGGAAGTCGCGGGCCACGACGGTGCGCGCCGCGATCGCCTGGATCTCGGCGAGTTCCAGATATCGCAATTGAAGCTCCTAACAGCCGTGACCATATCGCGAGTTGTCCGGGGTCCGCCGGACAGAAAGGCAACATCAACGATCCATTGGAACGTCGCGATGAACATGCAAATCGCCCCCTCCAACCCGACCGTCGGAACTCGTTCAGGAGCGAAGGTAGATCCTTGGCTCATCATCTCGCAGGTCTTGCAGGGCGCAGTTGCCGTGGCGCAGCTGTCGAACCCTCCGGCAGGAACGACCAGCTTCTTCAGCAATAACAGCACCAGTCTGAAACCACTCGTGACGACGACGCTTGACCTAATCCATCATGCGGATCGGGCCATTCGATTGTTCGAAATATCCCCACTAAATCCGCTTGATCGCCCGTTCAGAACCGGCAGCTCCTTGATCGTCCTCGCAGGCCAAGATCTGCGCGAATTCAACAGCATTCACTCGGGCCTGTGCCTCAAGACGAGTGGTGCTCACAGCTGGGCGGCGATGCTAACGCAGCACGCGCCTCCGATAGCCGAGCAGGTACGAACCGACGTGGCATCACTCGGAAACGTGCCAGCCCGTGTCGCAAACCTGTATGGCGGAAACGTCACTGGACGACAGGCTATAGATGAGGCGCTGCAAATTCTCGGCGCCTACTACGATGCCATGGAGCTACTGACCCGACCGAACAACGCCTAGTTCTAGGGGCGCCTAGAGCGCCCCTAGACTACCTGCACGGCGTCGAACCCGACTTTTGCTGCCATTCCTTCGGCACTGAGGTTCAAGCTACCAGGCAAGATCCTGAACTCGCCCGATGGCTGTTTCAGAGCTACCGACGTATTGATTGTAGCGCCTTGGCGTAAGGGCGGATGAACGATCAACTCCGACGCCATGCCGGCTCCGCTGGCCACTGCGCCAGCCACGACCTGATGAAGGGCCCGGCGACCGATCCCGAAGTCAAACGACAGCATGTCGCCAGTCGAGATCACATAGCCCCCAGGCAAGCCCTTTAAAGTGAGACCGCCCGCAGTCGGGCCTAGTGCGGCGATCTGAACATCCGCGGTCCCAAGCAGAGCTCCCTCGGGATCGGCCTCCGGGAACTGGGCGCCCGGGTCCCAAGCATAGAAGCTGCCCATTGACCCGCCGAGCCCGCCGACAATCGCACGCACCCGACGGAGCCGATCGACGGTAAGAGCCGAGCAATCAACCTTCATCCGCCAAATTGGCGAGCGCAGATCCTTGACCCTCACCTGTCCGCCGGCTTGGCCAGACGTCTCCTGCCCATAGTCGAGTGAGAACGCTATCCCCGTCACGACCAGAGTGCTCATAAGTTCGAAGCTGGGCATCAGAAATTCGCCAGCCTCCGATCGCGCTTCGCCGTCATCAGCATGTCGGGAAGTCGGGTCTCCCATTGTTTGTCACGGCGGTCCATCTCTGCCTTCAGCCTGGCGAGCGTGTCCTCGCCGGCATTGCCCTGCACGGTGATGGTAGTACGCGACGCGAAGGTGATGACGTTGCCGCCCTGCCCCGAGCCAGAGCTCTCGACGCCGAGCCGGCCGCCGGGGAGACGGCGCAGCGGCATGATCGCTTCCGGCCCGGCCTCGCCCATCACGCCCGTCCGACCACTCGCCATTGGAAAGGTAGTGGCGCGGCTGACGACTCCACCGCTGGCGAAGGGAACCACGTTGCCGCCGGAGAACGCCGCGCCGCTGGCGAACAGGCCGCCAGTACCGACCATGCCGCCGCCGAACGCGCTGCCGATCACGCCCGACAGGTTGCCCCAGAGGCTGTTGAACAGCTGGTCCGTGGCCATGTCCACGAGCTTCTGGCTGATGCGGTCGAGGGCGTTGAGGGCTGCATCGGCCAGCGAGAAAAAGAAGCCCTTGCCTTCAGCTACGCCAGATCGGATGTCCTGGAAGAAGCCTTGGAATGTGCCCTTCGTGAAATCGTAGGCATCCCGGAGGCGGCTCGTCTCCGCCTCGAGAGAGGCCATGGCCGCGGCCTTGTCCTTCAAGATCGAGACCTGTGCCGGATCGAGCGAGAGGCCGGCCTGAGTGGCCCGGTTCAGTAGTTCCTGCTCGTATCGCAGTGAGGCAGCGGCTTCTGCCGTCAGGCCGAGGCCCGCCTGCTCGGCCCGCAGTGACGCGATCCGTGCGTCGGCATCGCGGACGATGTCCTCGAACTTCTCTCCGTCCGTCTTCCCGCGCCGCTTCTTGGTCTTCTCGTCGACGGCCGTCAGACCTGCTGCCAGTTCCTTCAGCTTAGCCGTCGCCGCCGAGGCTCCCGCCGCGATACCGGCCCCGAAGTTGCCCAACGTGTCCCGCGACATGATGCCTTCGATGTTGGCACGGTGCACTGAATTGGCCGAAGCCAGCCGATCCGCTGCGGGGTTCGCCAGCCGGTCCAGCTGCATACCGTTCCCGATCTTCGCAACATCGACGCCCGGGATCGCATTGATCTTGTCGATCAGCCAATCGATGCCGGCGCCCGCGCCCGAGATCAGGCCGTTGATCGCATCGATCGCGAGATTGACGCCGCCGATGACCGCCGAGCCCATGATGTCGCCGAAGTTGCTCCAGATGAATTTCAGGTCCTCGTAGGCGGCCGTGAACGAGTTCAGGACGTAGTTCGCTGCCGTCTTGGCGATGCCGACGATATCGACGCCGAAGATCCGAGTAAGCTCGTCGCGGAAGATGTTGGCGGCGGCGACCGCCGCGACGATGCCGAGGACGATTGCGGCGCCCGGGTTGGCGGCTGCCATCGCCGCGGCCGCCGTCACAGCTGTGACCGCCAGGCGCGCCATCAGTCCGATGAGCGACACGATCCCACTCACGATCGAGGGCGCATAGAGCAGCGCCAGTCCAGCCGCTGCGGTCGTTGCATAGGGCGCGATCGGCTGGATAGCGCCTGCCAGCACACGCAGCAGGGACGCGCCGAGTTGCGCCCAGTCCACCATCTGCAGTCCAGCGGCCGCCAGCGCGGTCAGGCTGATCACCAGCAAACCTACGGGCGAGAACACCGAGGCGAAGGCCGCCGCCAGACCGTGCAACGGCTTGTCCATCGTGGAGATGACCGCAGCAAGCTGCGTGCCCTGCTGCAGGCCGATCTGCATGGCGCCCATACCCATCTGCGCCGAAACGGCGATGTCCTGGAACTGGGCAGCGATGTTGGCCGTGTTGAACTTGCCGGCCATGGCGACATTGTCGTTAGCGGCCGCCGCGTGGGCCCGAACGGCCGCTGTCGCTTTCGTCGCAGCAGCAGCCTCGGTGTTCAATGCGCCCGCGAGGTTTCGCGAAGCACCCGCCGCACCGATTGCTGCCGTCTCGTGCCGGTCGATGGCGACGGCAGCTTGCGCAGCCTGGCGGCCAATTTCGCCGAAGGTGACGGAGACCTTCGCTCCTGTGACACCCAATTCCTGGAACCGCGCGCTGGCCGCCCCGGAGGACGTAGAAAGGGTCACCACCTTCCTCTCGGCGGTCGACACACCGCGTCCCATTCCAAGTACCGCCGTCTCAACCCCTCGGACAGCGTGCTCAATGGACGCGAGAGCGGCTTCGAGACGCGCGAACGCAGCCTTGAGCACACCGGACGCACCCTCGGCCTTTTTCGCCGAGTTTGTGAGATCATTGAGATCCTTGGCGCCCTTCTGGACGCCGGAACTGTCCACGGCCAGGCCGAGCGTCGCGATGTCGGCCATGTCATGATCCCTTTCGCGGCCGCGTTCGATCGGCCATCTCTTCCTGCTCGCGCGCCACGGCGGCGAGATAGGCGGCGTCCATTTCACGGATGACGGCGATCTCCTCCCGCCGGACGAGCGTCCCCGTGAGGACGATCCAGTTGGAGAGCTCCGTCATTGAAAGAGGCTGCGGCCCATTCAGCCCAGAGGCTCTGCAGGAATTGAGATCCCAGAACCACTCCGGCAGATAGCGGACCTCGTCAGGAAGCAGCTCGATCTCGGCGACAGGGAGGCCAAACCGTTCCAACCGCTGCCGCCGGGTCTCGCCGTTCTCATCGACGAAGTTCTGCCGGACCACCGCGCCGATGTGGGCCGCCAGCTGCCGGCCTAGCTCGAGAAAAAACCGGCCTCGTCTCCGAGCGCGGTGTCGACCTGCTTGGCCAGCCAAGGCAGCGCCAGCGCCTTGCCGACATTCACCTTGTTGAGCGGCGGGCTCTTGAGGTCGCCCAGCGACAGGCCGTCGGCCCAGGTCCAGCCAACGATCGCCGCCGTGAGCAGGTCGACCGTGTTGTCCTCGATGCGCTCAGCGGTCATCACGTTGCGGCCACCGCGGAGCGCCTTGTTCTTGATCGCGCGCTCGACGGCCTTCACCCGGTCATCCTCGAGGCTGACGCACTCGATCTGCAGGCCGATCGACGCCCCGGTCGCCGGGTGCTTGATGTCGACGGTGATCGTGGTCGGCTGGATAGCCAGAATGTCCATGGATGGTGTTCCGATTGGAGGGGATGACGGGCAACGCGGGCCCGCTTAGGTCACCGCGGCGGTCGCGGCCGAGGTCGCCGTGGCGTTGCCGGCGCTGTTGGTGCCCGTGACCGCAACCGAGATCGACTCCGTGGCGTCGGCGGCGGCCAGCGTGTAGGTGGCGCCGGTGGCGCCCGAGATGTTCGCGCCGTCACGCTTCCACTGATAGGTGAATGACGGCTCGCCCAACCACCGGCCGGGAATCGCGGTGAGGGTCGAGCCCTGAGTGAGAACGCCGGCGATCGAGGGGAGCAGCGTGTTGAGCGGTGCGACGAGCGACTGCGGGTTCACCACGATTTCGCGCTGGATCAGACCGAGGGTGAACACTTCGAGGATGAAGTCTTCGTTCCGGCCGTTGGGTCGGGTCGGACCAGCGACCAGGCCGCGGTTGTAGTAGACCGTGTTCGTGTGGTTTGCGTCCGGGGCGTCGAGGTCTTCGAACTTGACAGCGTAGAAGAACTTGGTGGCCGCCGCCGCGCGCAGTGCTATTTGACCGGCATCGGTCGGATTGCGCGCGCACTCGATCGTCGGATCGCCCGCGTTGGAGATGCCCTTCTGCTTCTGCGTGACCTCGGTCGCGAGCTCGTCATAGCTGACGACGTTGGTGTTCATGCCGGACTCTCCGACGGAGCCGACGTTGCCGACTTCGGTCCAGGTCAGGGCCTCGAACTGGCTCTGGTCGAGATTGGCCGGCTGCGGCGTGGTGCAGAAATAGACCTTGCGGCCCTTGTTCGTGTTCGCCACGTCGGTTCTCCTTTCATGGCAGAGAGAAAAGCCCCGCCGTGGCGAGGGCGAATTGCCCGGTCAAGCCGGGAAGATCAGGCGAATGCCTCGTATCGAATGGTCACCGGCACTTGCCAGTGCGTGTCGTCGGCGAGCGCGGGACCGATATCCGGCGCCTTGGTGACCCTCACGGTGAGCCCATCCGCGCGCATAGGCAGGTCGGCCGGGAAGTGTTGCGCGACCTGTCCTGCGATCTCCGTCGCGCCGGATGCGCCCTGGTTCTTCGGCACGAAGACATCAACCTGCACCAGGCCGAGCCGCTGATGCGGCGCGTTCGACGCGAGAAACAGCCGGCGGCTGGCGTTCGGGATGTGCGTCGCCCGCAGATACCCGCCGGCCGGCTTCGCAAATCCGACGTTCGGCCACGCGACCGGCAGCGCGCGCGTCATCGCCAAGCCAGCCACGCGCGAGAACAGCGCGGTCTCGATCGTGCTTTCCGTGCTCGGCATTCCGCGATATTCCTTGTCTGATGAAGCCGCTCAGCGACAATCAGGCCCATGATCTTCTGACGGAGGCGCGCCGAGCCCTCGGCAACGCACCCGGCGGATCGGTTCGGGCTGACACAGCCCTGAAGGCCGCTCGGCAGGCCCTTTCCGGCCTGGCGCTGGCCCTTCTGGTCGCATCCGAGAAGGGCGAGGACCAGGTCGAGGGCATCAGAGGGCTAGACGTCCCTTAAGCTCCGCGGCCTTCTCGTCGACGATCTGCGACCACTGCTGTGCGGCAGTTCGAACGAACGCATCCGGGCCCTGCCCGCGCGCGCCGTACTCGCGATGAGCCGCATAGGCGGCCGTGTATCCCAGATAGATCGTGTCTCCGAGATCGGCGCCGGCGATGACAGCCTCGATCGCGCCAGCATCGTAAGCGTAGGTCTGGCCCGCGACAGGCTTTGCGGTTGCGCGGATCGGCGGCATGGAGGCGGTCGAGGCCATCAGCGACGCCCGCAGGAAGCCCGTGTCGACACGCATGCGGCCGCCCTCAGCGCGCGTTGTTTGCGCGCGGCTGGCGAGCTCCTGCGAAGCCTCCTTGAAGACGCGCTCCTCCGCCCCTTCGACCTTCCGAACCCAGTCCGCGACCTGCGCCGCGAATGAGAGGTTCGCCATCAGGCGGTCTCCCGGAGGCGCTCAACCAACTCCGCGAAATAGTCGATCTTATACTCGACCCGGCAGCGGCAGCCGGAGATTTCGGCGATCGGCGCCTGCGGGTCACCGGGGAACCGCAGCACCGCGCCCGACACCGAATGAAAGGCGCCATCGAGCGGCACGCTCTTTCCGTTCAGGCTGCGGTGCGTGTGCCGGACGCGATTGTCGCCGGCGGAGCGCCAGATTTTTGTGACGTCCTCCTCCCGGATCTTGCCGGCCTCGATCTGCTGCCGGATGGCATCATCACGGCTCTTGCCGAGCGCGATCATCGTCTCCGTCCGCGCCAGCATTTCTCCGCGCAGGTCGAGCAGGCGATCAGCATAGCGCGCGAGCATCCGGGCGACCGCATCGGCGGGCAGCGGCTTGCCCGACCGGATGGCGGCGAGCACCGTCCGGTCGAAGCGCTTGTCGCGCCGCTCGCGATCGAGGTAGGCCCGAAGCTGCGTGGGATCGCCGGAAAGAAGCTCCTGACGGGCCCGAGCGACGTAGCGCTCCTGAGCAGCCGTCAGGCCTATGGTCCCGCCCTCGCGCTGCCCTGTAGCCCGGTTGACGCGCCCCACGACCTCAAGGGCAGTCGCGCGAGGGTTCTGCCCCCGTTCCAGTCCCTCCGAGAGCGCCAAGCGGATCGCGACGCGCTGATCCTCGACGACCCGTGTCACCAGCTCCGAAGAATGGTCGCGCAGCCAAGCCTCAGCGGCCGGATTGCGGACCGAGAAGCGGAAGACGACGCGGTGCCCTTGCGGGTCGGTGACCTTCGGCATGGTCCCGACGGTGGCCAGGCCGCCGCCGTTGTAGGCGTCCGATAAGGCCAGCTCGAGCCTTGCGAAGGCCACCGCGTCCAGTTGCAGCGCCGCAAGCGCGCCGTCGATGTCGCCGTTCTCCAAGCGCTCGACAACGGTGCGGAGAACGACCGCGTTCACGATGTCGGCGATGGCGTCGAGAAACGCCTTCTTGACGACGGCCTCGTGCGTTTCGAGCAGCGCCTCGATGATCTCCCGATCAGTGCGTCGAGCCACGGCTCACCCTGCCACGAAGGCGATATAGGCGACCGGCGTTCCGGCGGCCGGGATCGGGCGGATGTCCTTCATGGTGTGCACCGTCCCGTCGATCACCAGCCGATCAGAAAGCTCAGGTTCGATGGCTGGCGCAGCGAAGATCACCTGGTTGTCCGTGGAGAGGATCAGGGCACCGTCGAAATACTTCTCGGCCACCCGGGCGACCGTGGCATCGAGCACGTAGGTCGTTTCCGTCGGCGCGCCCGGGAGCCAGGGTGTTGCAGGATCAGGCACGCCCGGCACGACCCGGATCAGCGTCACGGCACCCTGCTTGAACTCGGCCAGAAGGCCAGAGGCGACGGCCTGCATCTCGTCGTAGAAGCCCACGATCAGACCCTCAGCAGATCGACAGAGGCGCCGCTGGACCGAGAAAGCAGGCCGGTTAGGATATCGTCCACGATCGTCAGCGTCGGCCGCTGTGAGGCCACGCTACCGCCGCCCGCATAGGTGACGTCGACGGCGCCCTCAACACGCGCCCGAACCTTGACCTGACCGGGCGTGACCGAAGGCGACAGCGAGCCCGGCGACGTCAGTTCGGCGAGCGCCATTTCGAAAGCGGCATTCAGGATCTCAGTCGGAATCTCGTCAGCGGCGATTGCCTCGCCGGCTGTGTCTTCCGCCTCGATGCGCGGCCACCCGAGCGCTTGCCTCCTGCCCCCAGCCTTCCGGCCAGGGTAGCGGATGCCATAGCGGCCATCGAGTACGGCACTGGCGCGGACAAGGGCTGCGGCGCGCTGATCATCCGTGACGCCCGTTGCCGACCAGGCGGCATTGAGCCGAGCCGTGTGATAGGCGAGCGCGGCCGGGAGGTCGCCGTAGTTGGCCATGATCAGGCGCTAGCTCCGGCCAGCGCCGCATACAGCTCGAGCAGCTTGGCGCGGCCAGCCTTGTGATGGGGCGCCTTGCCGGACGCAGCCTCGATCGCGGCGCGAAGCTCGTCGTCCGTCAACTCGGCGTCGGAGGCGCCAGAATTGCCAGCGCCAGCCTGTGCGGCCACAGCCTGTGCAATTTCCTCGGGTGTGCTGCGCGAAGCGTATCCCTTCGGCGGATAGGTCGCGGCCGGATAGCCGGCAGCCACATACTCAGCCACAGTCGGGCCATCGTCACGCAATTGCTCCGTGTCGACGATCTTCGCTCCCGCCGGCGCGAACACAGCATCGACGATCGTGTAACCCTGCCCGCGCAGTTCGGCCTTCCGCTCGGGCGTCACCGGATGCGGCTCGTAGATGATCTTCGGCTTTTTCGACATGGTTCTCTCCGGGAGGATGGGAAGGGGCGAGGTTTCCCCGCCCCTCTCGATCAGGCCTGGCCGATGGCGAGAACGCCGGCGGTGTGCTTGATGCTGGACGCGATCTTGTCCCAGTTGGAACCCGTGCCGAGTTCGACATCGGTCGGCGACTTGCCGCCGTTGCCCTCATCCCAGGTGTACCCCTTGAGCCCCAGACCGAACGTGTAGTCGATCTGGAGGGTCGTCTCGATCCGGGTCTGACCGTTGCTGGTCTCGATGTTCGAGATGATGTCGCGGCTGTCGGAGACGGTCGCGGCGTTCGGGACGAGCGAGAGTACCCGGCGCTTGGCCGGCGTCACCGGGTCGGCCACCGCCGCGCTGTAGAGGGCCGGCGCATCGGTCACCACCACTGTCCGACTGAGGATGTCCACGACACGGACGTTGCCCGACTGGAACAGGTTTTCCGTGTTCGCCAAATTGGCGCCGACGAAAGCATGGTAGCTGACGCCGTCCATGACCTGAGCCGCCAGATTGGGCGAATGATCGCCGAACAGCGCATGACTGTCGTTGACCGTCGCATAGTCGATCTTCTTCGTGGCCGACACATCGACGGTGGTGGCCGCGCCCTGGTTGGAGATGGCGGCGACGAGCGCTGCGATGGCCGTGTTGAGCTGATCGCGGAGCAGCGCCTCGGCGAAGTTGCGGGACGCGACCTCGATGCCCTCGGCCGTCGGCTTGTTCAGCCAGGTCATCTGCGACGGCTCGAACCGAACGGGGCCGAAGCCGCCGGCGACCTTAACGGTCGAATGCTTGAGCTGGGTCAGGTCGGTCGGCGGGGCCGCCGCCTGCGCGGCGTAGCGATCGACGCGACGCTGCGCCGAATGAATGGCCGCATAGAACGACTCCTGGAGGAAGTCGCCTTCGAAACCCTCGGTCGTCAGGCGGATAGCGCCGCCGGAGGCCGCGTTGAACTTGTCGACCATCTGCGCCAGCGTCTCGATCGTGGCCGGCATGAAGTACTTGTTGAAGACCTGCATCTGAGACAGGGACATGGCTAACCTCGTGATGTGTGGATTGTGAGAATTGGGGTGCCGCTAACGGCGGTCTTGGCGCCTCGCGCCGTGCTGCACCCCATCGAGGGCAGCCTTGTCGGAACTAGCCCTGAGCCAGTTCCGGGAACCTAGACGTAATGGCCTTCTGTCGGTCCTCTTTCGAGCCGCCGAAATCACCCGGCGGGAGCTTCGTCCCGCGGCCGCCTCGGTTGTTGCCCTGCGCATCCGGCCCGGTCGGCTTGCCGAGGAATGCCTTGCCCTTGGACTGCGACCAGTCCTTCACGAAGGACTTCACGTCGATCTCGCCGAGGTCGGTCTCGACGATGGCCTTGCGGTTGCCGTCATCGGCTCGCTGAACCTTCACCGACGGCTTGAGATAGGCCAAGGCGCCGTCGAGCAGGTCGGGGTCGACGCCGACTTCCAGGAGGGAATCCTTAAGCCCGGCCTCGACAAGCGATCGGTCGATGTAGCCGTCACGCTCGGCGATTGCGGCGTCACGATCGGCAAGATCGGATTCGTGCTTTTTGGTCAGGTTGGCGATACGCTGCTCGTAGAGGGCCTTCTGGGACTGGATGTGCTCGTCGGCGATCTTCTTCTTGTTCGGATCGTCGGGATCGCCGGCCGCTGCCTTGAGAGCTAGGTACTCCTCCGCATCGAAGCCGTCGGGGATCTCGGCGAGCTTGGCCTCCAGCTCAGCCACCTTCGCCTTGAACTCGTCGCGCTTGGCGACGTTGGCGCGATTTGCCGTAATGACACCGCGAACCTTGGGGTGATCGTCGATGCCCTCGACGTCGAGGATGAACTTGTCGCCCTCCTCCTTGTAGAAATCCTTCTGGCCGTCCGGGATGTCATCCACGGACGCGTAGACGCTCTTGAGGCCCATCGGGCAGCTCTCCTAGGTGGGACGCCCGGCTCGCGGGCTGGGTTCCGCCTACTTGGCGGTTGGCGGCGTCAGTGCCGCGGCATCATCGGCGCTGGGGGCGCGCTCCAAATCGTCCTGGTCAATGAGACCAAGTTCGTCTTCGGCAGTTCGATCGACCGGGATAAGCTCGCCGCGCTGGAAGCGGTCGAACATCGTGCGCCAAGAATAAGCCCCAGCCTGCCAGCCGGCGACGAGCGCGGTGATGTCCTGGGCCGAAATGGCATGATCGAAGAAGTCGGTCACCGGCGTGACCTTCACGTCATCCGGGTTCGCGCCCATCCATACTGCGAGGTTTTTCAACGCCTTTTCGAGGCCGGCCGCGCTGTTGAGCGCGATCGTCTTCAGCGTCGATGTCTGGTTGCCCAGGCGGAGGCGGATGGCCTCGCCACTCTCGGCCGTCCGCTGGGTGTCGGAGAGGATCTGCGCACCGAAGACCACGGCCCGGCTCAGCGCATCCTGGATGGCCTTTGACTGCGCATCGAGCCCCGGGCCCGAGAACTCGAGATACTTAGCGTCGCCGCCGACCGGGAGGAGCCAGAGCTTGGAGCTTCCGAGCGTCGTCGGGGCCTTCCCACTGTTGGCCGCCTCCACCGGATCGTCAAACCCGATCGCGACTGGTGTTGGCTCCGACGTCATGTGCAGTGCGAAGGTGTAGTCGGCATCGAGCCGATAGACCCTCACCGCGAGCTTGGCGAGCCCGTACAGCGGGACATCGTCCGGCGCGGCCGTCAGGTCATTGGCGCCGATGAAAACGAACGGCAGGCTGTCGAGAGCCCGGCGTTTGCGATCCTGCGCGACGACCTCTTCCGCAGCCACCCAACCCGACGAGCTCTTCGTCCAGCGGCGAGCCGTGTAAGCGCCGTCCTGCAGGAAGCATTCGAGATAGACCTCGGCCGTCTCCCACGCCCCGGTCTCGCGATTTCGGACCAGGCCGGTCTCGTCGAGAACGAGGAAGTCCGTCTCGTCGTTGGTCGCGTCCCAGTTGAGAATCGATTCCGCGACATAACCGGCGAGATAGGGCGCGCCCGCATCGGAGACACCCGGCAGTACGCCATAGCGGCCGACGGTAATGAGTTCGATTGCGATGCGCCGGTGCAGCCCCTCGAGCGTCAGTCCGTCGCGGGTGGCCTTCTCACGGAGAGGCTCCAGCACGGCTGGCAGCTCGATCGCGGCCGGCTGGTCCAGCATCACCCCGACAGCCCCCCGCACCGTCGGCGCAACGAGCTCCGGGAATTCAGCACGCAGCTTGTACGCGTCATAGGCCACCTTCCGCAGGACAGGATCCGCGATTGCCCGCGTGCCCGATTTCTCCGGCAGATAGGCCTCGCCGCGCGCCTTTATCGCGTCCTCGCCATCCATCGCGTCGCGGAGGAGCCGCCACGATGGTGCGAACGCCTCATAGAGTGGATGCTTGGTCGTCGGGTCGAATGCCATCAATAGAACCCTGTCTCGACCACCGCGGCGGTGCTGGACCTTGCTGTAACGAGGCGGCCGAAGGCGCCTGAGGAGGCGTCGACCTGGTCTTTGGCGCTGCCGCTTGGAAACAGGCAGAGCTCGTCGAGGTAGGCCTCATTCCAATCGCCCTCGACCAGGAAGACATTGCCTGCCTCGCACTGGGCGGAGAACGGTTCGGCTCGGGTGATCTTGTCGCCGCTCTCCGGCTCAGCGTGAACGGTCCAACCGGCCAGCATGAGCACCATGTCCTTGGCCTGCACCTTGCCGGCCTGGCCGGGGTCTTGAGGCAGGCTGATCGAGACGCCTTTGCCGTCCGCCTCGGCCGTAGCCTTGATCGTCCGACGAACGTCGGCGCCCTCCTCGAGAACCCGGACGACGTGACCGACGATGAATGAGCCATCGGGCGCGCGGCCGAGCTTGACGCCGGCGGTTGCTGCCTGACCCTTGACCTTCCGCTTGGCGGAGGTCGCGGCCAGATCCCAATGCCGAACCCACTTCGTGCCCGTCGGCGCCTGGCGGATCATCTTCCCGGCGAACCAGGACCGCTTGAACAGGCCACCCTCGCGCGGCATCGGGCGCTGCTGGAATTGTCCAGCGACGGCATAGGAGCCCATCGGGATCTTGTCGCGCTCGACCACCTCGCGGGGGAAGCGCTCGGGAAACAGTAGCTCGCCTTCATAGGCGCGCGGATCCACGAACCCGATCGACGTCCGGCACCGGCACTCCGGCTCGAACTCCATCGGCAGCATCAGGTGCTCATAGCCGAGGCCGAGCTTGGCGATCTGGCCGGAGACATCGTCCTCGTGCAGACGCTGCATGATGACGATGATGGCCGAGGTCTTTGGGTCGTTCAGGCGGGTCGGCACCGATTCCCGGAAGATCCGGGTCGTATTCAGCCGCTCGGCCTCGCTCTCCGCTGTCTCGGTCGAATGGGGATCATCGATGATGACCCGATCGCCGCGGCCGCCGGTGAGGGACGCGAACGGCACGCCCTCGCGAAACCCGGTCTTGGTGTTGGCGAATGACGCCTCGCCTGCCCTGACGAGTTCAACCTCGGGCCACAGCGACCGATACCACTCAGACTGCACCAGGTCGCGCATCCGGCGGCTGTCGCGCTTGACGTACTTTTCCGTGTAGCTGCTGGTCAGGTAGCGGAGCGACGGGCGCCCCATCGGCCCCCATTCCCACGCCGGCCACAGAACCGATGTCAGCAGCGATTTCATGGTGCCGGGCGGCACGTTGATCAGCAGACGATTGATCCGGCCGTCGGTGACCGCCTGCAGATGATCGCAGATGGCGTCCAGGTGCCAGCCGTGGACATAGTCCGAGCTGGGCTCGACGACGTGCCATGCCTCGCGGATGAACCCGGCCAGCGTCTGGCACCGGGCCCGGATGGCCTCGGCGTCCCGCTTGACCCGATCCCGCTCTCGCTCTGCTTCCCTACGCCTCCGCTCCGCCCGGATCTCCGCCAGTGTCGGCAAGCGGGCCGAGGATGGCCTCGAGGCGGTCGAGATCGTCATCCGTCACCTTGGTTAGGTCGTAGGAGCCGATGGCACCGGAGTGCAGCAGCTTGGTCGGCTTGTACGACCCGTCCATTTTGTTGGCTTCCGCGATGGCAGCGATGGCCGTACGCGGGTCTTTCTCGACCTGGGCGTCATGGATGGCCTGCAGGCTCTTCATGCGCTCGGAGGCGCTCCACGCTGCCTTTTCGGCCACCCTGCCCTGCAGCTCAGACACCCGCTTCCTGACGCTGTCATTTGCTTTCAAGCGCGTGGCATTGCCACGATTTGGCGAGTAGCCGGCGTGAGCGTAGGCCTCGTCGGCCGTTAGCCCCCGAGCAAGTGCCTGAGCAAAAGTCTCATGCCTCTGGTTTTTGATAGGGGCCATTCAAGCGAACCGACATGCCTTGACTTCGCCGTAACAGACACGACATATACGTACATCACCCGTACGATACGGATGATTGGCGACAAAAGGAGCCCTTATGGCTAAGACAGAGCGTTTTGAGATGAGACTGAGCGAAGACATATTGGAGCGGGTGGATCTTTGGCGTTCATCACGAGAGGACGTCCCCTCGCGTTCCGAGGCGATCCGCCGCTTGATCGAACAGTCGCTCGACCAAGTTGGGGTCGGCAGCAGCAAGACTTACGAATTCGACCCGACCCCACCTGAGCGGCTCCAACTCTGGATGCTCTCTGAGATCCTGAAGCTCCAGAAAGGTCACGACAAGCACGACGTCGACCTTATCCAGGGCGCCATCTTGGGCGGCCACTTCTGGGCACTGCCCTGGGAGATGTCCGGGGTTCTCCACCGCCACACTGATAGCCAAGCGGCACTGAACCTGGTGGTCGACACCTTGGACATGTGGTCTTTCATCGAGGAGGGATACGAATCCCTGAGCGAGACCGAAAAGGCTAAGCTGACGTCTCTCCCGGATATCGGCCACCCCCCATCGTTCATCGGCTTCGATGGCAACAACGAAGCCGAGATGCTGAGTATCGCCAGGTTCCTGATTGAAAAACTGAACCGCTTCGAGCGCTTCAAGGGGCGGAGCTTGAACTCACATATGCCCCGTATCTCCCTCTACCGGAACATGATCGCTGAATTTGAGCCCATGCGGGCCAAACTCATCGGGCGTGAACTCGGCCTGTCGGAATTGACTAAGCTGCTGACCATCCGGTCATGGTGATTGATATTGGAGCCGGCCTTAGCGGAGGCCGGCCCCAATCAATTCGTACGCTCCACGCGATCACGTCGCAGACTGCTCATACCGAGCGAGGATTTTGCGGCGCCGCTCTGCTTGCTGCTCGGCCCAGCTCATATCCCGGGCCTCGGGAACATCGATCGGCCTGGCGTCATCCTCCATGAAGGAGCGTGGCGACGCAGAAATCGACAGGCTATCGATTTGCCCCCCTCCTATGCCCTCATGTTGTGCCACCCGTCCATAGTCGGGGTAGCGCAAGTTTATTGAGGCCTTACAGAGACTTAGCGCAACCCTCTCGTGGATAAGGTCGGTCAGGCGGTAGGCCGACCTGCGAGCAACGCGGCTTTTGCGGCACCAGCCAGCGAATGAGCGCTTCCCCGCCTCGCATGATGCCCGGGCCCAGATGATCTGGCGGGCCTTGTCCTCGTCGACGAGCGCGTTGATCCATGCCCGGGCCTCGTCGGCCCGGGAGATGGCCGCGGCGTCCGGGATGTAGCGCACCTGCACCTGACCGTAGCCATAGGCGTCCTTGTGCTCCCTGGCGTAGACCGGCCACAGGCCGCGGGGCTGGCTCGGGCCCACACGCTCGACCTGCAGGTGCAGCATGGTGTCGGCTGCCTCGACGAGGCGTTCTCGGACGAGCAATGCGGTCCAGGTCATAGGAGGCTCCCTTGCTGCTCTGGGGTCAGGGCATCGCGGAGAGCCATGACGAGGAGGGTGTAGATCCGGCTCCGCTTGGAGAACCGGCGGCCGGTCAGGGCTTGGCGGCGGATCTCCGCGAGTTCGATGGTGTCGAAGGCGCCCATGAAGTCGCCGGCGCGCGCGTCTGCCCATTCGGGGAAGTCGAGAACGATGTCAGAGACCGCCAGGATCGTTTCGGACCAGAGTTCGGCGGTGTTGTTCCGCGACCAGAGGATGGCGCGCAGCACGAAGATGAGATGGCTCTCACCGTGCTTCAGGACGATTCGGCGCATCACCTGGCGGGCATGGGTCTGCCGAGGCCGCCGCCGCTTCCTGTACGGGACGATCTTGATGCCGAGTTGATCGCAGAGACGATCGATCTTCGACAAGTCAGCGCGCCCCCAGCTTCTCGATCTTGTGGGCGATGTCGATGGCGGCCTTGAGCTTGGCGGCGGCTGCGCGGTCGACCACGCCGGCACGGTTCCGGCTGTCGGCATAGTCCCGCGCGATCCGGGCGCAGTCGGCGATCGCCTGCTTCCTGGCGGCATCCATGGCGGCGTGGATCGTCTCGGGGCTGGTCACGACCTTCACAGCATCGTCCCCTGATCGCGCCAGTCCTCGACCAGCGAGGAGAAGCGGGTGAACCGGGCCTCGCGCTTGATCACCTTTCGAATGCCGCCCTCGGCGAAGCGGGCCTTGAGCCCGACGAGCTCGGCCTTGCCGGCGACGAACTCTCGCCGGGCCTCGACGTCGGACTTGCGCTTGTCGGTGCGCGCTGTCGACAGCATGTGGTCGATCCACTGCTCTTCGACGTAGAGGGCGATCAGGCCGTCCAGGTTCTCCAGCGCGCCGGCGCCGCCGTATGCGTCCCCCCGAACCGGACGCGGATTGTCCCTGCCCTGCCCGTCGCTGTTCCGCTGCATCAGCAGGATGCCCGCGTTCTCGGTCTCCTGCATGAGGGCCTTGAGGTCGCCGTAGACCTGGTTGACGCCCTCGGCCAGCATGGTCCGGCGATCTGTGAAGCTGACGCGCTTGGCATGATCGATGATGACCAGCCCCTTGCCGAACTTCCGATTGAAGGCACGGACCCACATGGAGATCTCGGCCGTCGTCGGCCGGCCCATCTTGCGGACCTCGAAGGGCTTGTCCCGCATCTGGTTGAGCAGGTTGATCACGGATTCGAGCTCGGCATCGCTCGCCCTGCCCTTGCGGAGATCGTTCGACTGCACCGATGCGCGCTGCGAGGCGATCTGCTTGTAGACCTCAGTCGGCTTCTGATCCCCGGAGAGGAACAGGACGGGATAGCCGGCCTCCATCGCGTGATAGGCCTGTTGCAGCGCGAAGCTCGTCTTGCCGCCGCCGGAATCGGCGAGCAGGCCGACCAGCCAACCGAACTCGAGATCGTCGCCGAGCACCTGCTGCGCCTCGCCGATGAACCACGGCACGGCCGCGCTCTTCTGGCGCTGATGCGCGAGACTGATCTCCTCGATCGCACCGACGGCCGCATCGCCGTCGTCGGCCGCCCTGCCCTTGCCGATCGCGTCGGAGAACAGCTTCTCGCACTCGGCGACCAGATCCTCGGTCTTGGCGCCCGGCTGGAAGAGCGATGCCCATTCGTGGATCCGCTCGGCCGCCAGAACAAGCTCTCGCCGGACTGCGGCGTCCTTCACCGCTGTGGCAAGATCGACGATGGCGTAGGGCATCGCGAACTCGGCGAAGAGCCGGACGACATAGCGCATGCCCGAAAGCTCGCCGACCCGGTGATCGTCAGAAACCGCCCCCTTCATGGTGACGGGGCTGGCAACCGAGCCGGCGCCGATCATGTCGGCCATCGTCTGGTAGAGATGGCGGTGCACCGGTTCGAAGAAGTCATCGGGCGCGAGGATCGACGACACCCGATCGAAGCAGGCGTTGTTAGCGAGGATCGAGCCGAGGACGTGCTGCTCGGCCTCGAGGTTCTGCGGAAGGCTCACGCCGCGACCCTCCGGCTGGCGAGCATCTTCCGAACGTCCATCGAGTTGCCCTCGACGGCCGTGTAGACGGCGATGCCAACGGAATCGGACTGGTCGCTGTTCTTGACGACGAAGCCGTAGCGGAGGCCGAGGTCCGCAGCCCATTTCCGGACCTCGCGCTTGGCCCAGCCGTTCTTCTCCTTCTCCGGCGTGCCGCGTGGTGCATAGGCTCGGCCGATGCAGAGCATCCGCCATTTCGCAACGTTCACCAGCATCGCGCGGATCTTGAACCGGTGCAGCATCACCAAGGCGCCGCCGGACATCGCCGGCAGCACAAGCATGGTGTGAGGGTTGGACGCGAGCTCCTCGACGGTGCGGCTGGCGAACAGACCGTCGCTGACGACCTTCTTCCGCTTCGGCAGGGCCCGGAGGGGTTCTTCGACCCCGGCGAGGTCAACCCGGACGCCTCGTTCACGGAAGCTCATCAGGAGCTCATAGAGGTGATCGGACAGCGCGCGGACGTTGTCGTCGTAGTCGTCCCCTCGGCACGGGAACGAGCCGCAGGTGATCCGCGGCGTCCGCCCCTCGCCCATCTCTTCGATGAGCGTCCAACCGGTATTGGCGGAGGAGAGATCGAGACCGAGGAAGTTCATGCTGGCGCTCCGCTCGATTCAGGAACGAGGACTAGAATGGCTTGCCCCTTCACGGTTCCGCGTTTGGCGCGCTGCCGCTGGATATGGTTGCGGATGATCTCGCTGCCGAGTGTGGGACCGTTCAGCCAAGCCATCGCTGCCTCGCGCGGGAACCGCCAGCGGCGATCGGCATCGATGTTCTCGGGCGTCCGGTCCGCGAGATAGCCGTGTCGAAGGCAGAAGTCTTTCATGGCGCGGGTGATGACGCCGCCGGTGGTGCCACGAACCCGACCATCCTTCGGGATGCCTGCCAAGTCCATGATATCCCTGGCAGTGACGGTGCCCGCGAGATCCCACGAGGCGACAGGGCGGACGACGCGGAGCTGCTCGACATCGCGGCGAAGTGCCGAAGCCTCCTCCATCACGAGCTCCATGCCCGCTCGAAGGTCCTCGGTCTGCTTGATGAAAACCTTCTTCACGATGCCGCCGATCGCGGCGCGGGAAGCGTCGTCGAGTTCGAGAACGCCATGTTCACCGCGTACCGCGACGCCGTCGGTCCAATAGGCGGCCAAGGCGTCGTAGCATTCCCGCTGGTAGGCGATGACCGCATCGCGGATATCGGTTCGCACGCGGCTGGCGTCGATGCCGAAGAGGAAGCCGTTGAGCATCTTGAGCGGGAGAGTAGTCGTCTCTCGGCTCTTTCCGTCAGTGGCAACCATGTGTGTCACGCACATGGTTGCGCCGAGAACCGCATCACGCTTGATCCGCTGAAGCTGTCCGTTCCAGTCCAGCCCCATCCCCTCGACAATCGGCTTCAACGCCGCGTGCGGTTTCCCTTCGACCTCCACCGTCTCGATCTTCGAGCCGCGGAACTCCACCACTCGCACCGAGCCACCTTGCGTGTTACCCGTCATCGTCTCGTTTCCATGTTGGTTTCGGGATGAGGCCGGGGCGGTCTCGGTCGCCAAACTTGCGACCGCCTCGGCTTGCTCTTCCTTGTGGCGGCGGATCACCCGCCGCACGTAGGCCCGGGCATTGAGCCAGGACCGCCGATCGCCGCTGCTTCCCGCAACGATGAACGTCTTCTCGACACCGTCGAAGTCAGCGACGAATCGCGGATGCTTGCCCGTGATGACGAGCTCAAACGGATAGCCGGCCTTGCTGAGCTCTTGCGCGACAGCATCGCGCTCTTCCGACCCATAGGTGGACAGGGCGCGCGTCATGGTCAGGAAGCCAAGCCGGCTTCGGGCAGGTCCTCGCCGAACGGCGCGTCATCTTCGAGATCGGCCTGATCGTCGTCGACATCATCGGCGTCGAGCACTTCGGTCTCGCTCTCCTCCTCCGCCTGCATGGCGAGCACGAGCCGGCGCTCTTCGGAGCCCTTGTGATGACCAGTGAGCCACTGTTGGCCGGCCGCCGTGGAAAGGTCGTGCGGATTGTCCGGCGCTTCACCGAGGCGCCCGGCGCGCAGGCCATCCTCGAACGCCTTCTCGTCGATCGGCGCCAGCGTGGTTGCCGTCTCGAACAGGTCGAGCTGCGACTTCTGGATGCCGACGCCGAGGATGTTGAGGTAGCGGAGCAGCTCCTGCATCTCGGCCGTGAATTCCTCGGCCTTGCCCGACTTGAGGATCTTCAGCGCGCGCTTGGCAGCGGCGAGGTTGATCCCCTTCCCTTCGGCCTTGGAGAGTGCCGCGCGCGCCGTGCCCTGCGCCGAGGCGGCTTCCTCCTGAGCGCGCCGGATCTGGGAAAGCTGGACGGCGACGATCGCCTCGGGCGGAACCTGGTTGTGCTCTTTCGGGGTCGAGACGGCAGACATCGGGGTCGTCCTTTCGTGGATGGCTAAGAGGCGGGTTTTGATGCGACGGCGGTCGCGGAAGTAGGCTTCGGCGCGGTTGAGCATCAGGGGCTCTCCCGGTCGCGCCTCAGGAAGCGGATCTCCGGCCGGCCGAGATAACCGCGCTCCCAGACGAACCATGCGAAGTCGGTAGTGCCATTGCCGGGCTTGATGCCCGCTTCGATTACCGGGCCCGGCGGCATCGACGGGCGCGGGCTCAGCAGGTGAACGCGAGCGAGCGGCGTCTTCTCGAGCCAGGCGCCGCGGCCGGCGGCGTTCATCCACTTCGTCGGCAGGAGCAGCGCGACCTTCCCGATAGCCAAGTCCAGCGCGCGGGCAGCGAACGCGTCGGCGATACCGAACGGCGGATTGCTGACGATGTTGTCGCTCCGGGAGTTGTTGCCCCGGAAGTCTGCGAGATGTCGCGGGTCGGCGCCGCCGGCGCGGGCGACGATGTCGTTGCCCTTGGCCATATACCCGGCCTCGATCGCTGAACGGACAATGCGGCCGCATCCACAAGCTGGATCGTAGATCGCACCCTCGAAGTGCTCGACCTCGAATAGTCGGCGCGAGCACCATTCCGGCTCGACGTACCAGTCCTCGGGATGACGGGCCCAGATGTGGGCGTCCTTCTGGATGGGTTCGCTCACAGCAGCGCCCCCGACAGCACCGAACGCTTCCGACCGGGCCGCGCTCCGTTCGGCTTGGGCTCCCTGATCCGCACGACGGTGGCCCGGGTCGTCAGACGTTCACCGCACGCAGCGCAGAACCTGAAGCGGGAGCCGAAATTCACCGGGTTGGCGCAAACCAAGCGCTCCGGCGCCGGCTTATCGCCCTGACCGGGGAGGATGTACTGGCACTCGAACTGGCCAGCCTCGAGGAAGGACTTCGGCGCCCCGCCCGTCGGCACATACTCGACCACGAGCTCGGCCGGCGGCAGGAACGGTACCTCGTCCGTCACCATCGGCGGCGCGGCGACCTTCGGCCGAAGCTGCTTCTTGTGGGCCTTGAGCTTGATCCGCTCGGCCCGGCACTTCTCGCGGATCGCCTTGGCCGACCAGAACCTCAGCTTGGCAGAGAGCTCCGCGACCGACAGGCCCTTGCTGGCCAGAACGCGGAGCCTGTCGAGGCGAGCCGGGGTCCATTCTAGATTGGGCTTGCGAGAGTTCGCCGAGCTGATCTCGGCCCGTTGCATCTTGCCGATGATCGAGTTGCGCGTGAGCTTCGTTCCGAACTCGCGGCTCATGATCATCCCGATTGCCGAGGCCGTCTCGCCCTTGGCCGCCAGCACCCGCAGCCGATCGATCATCTCTTCCGTCCAGGGCTTGCTCATGCCACGCTCCTCTGCTGGACGATGGCGATCGACCGGGAACGGCCGGGGTGGAAGGTGATGAAGCCGCGCTCACGGAGAGCGACGATCACGCGGTTGACGCTGCCGCGCGATCGGAGGCCCGTCGCCGAGGCGATGTCGTCGTAGGAGGGCGAGAAGCCGCGCTTTGCGATGAGCGCTTCGATCGCCTTCAGAACCTTCGCCTGGACGCGCGTCAGGCCGGCCGGCGGCTCCGGGTCGGAGAACTCATGCTGGCAGCAGGGGCAGCGGTGCATCATCGCTTCGCTCCATCAATGGCGTGGTCGAGTGCTGTTCCGAGAGAGGCCATCTGCGTCATCGCCTCGAGCACCTTGGCTCGAAGCGCCTTGGCCTCGGCGACGTCGATCCGGCCGTCGGCCAGCGCGTCGGAGAGCGCGACCTCGACCTGCGACCCGCCAGTGAGCACGCTGGAGAGATGGCCGAACCAGTGCGTCGTGTTCTGCGCTACGGGCATGGGGACGAGGAGATGCCCAGAGAGCTCAGCGAGGAGCCGCGTCACGATCGGCTCGCCGGCGTCCTTCTCAAGGTCGGCGATGACGTCGATCGGCGCGAAGACCTCTTCCTGCCGGGCGCCATACCGGGACAGGAGCGATTCCGTGCCGCGGGTGATGCCCTGGCAGCGGCGTGGTCCGCCAGCGGCACCGATCAGATCACGGGCTGCCCCCTTCAGGCGCTCATAGGTCTGGTTCGAGAAGATGCGAGCAATGGTCATGAAAGTCTGGCCCGGTTCTTTTCATGGACGCTCGGCCTTGCCGGGCGCAGGTTCCGTGCAAGGACGGATCAGGAGGCTGGGATGACCGACGCTGAAATCGACGCGCGGATCGACGTGCTGGACCGAGCGATTGCGGAGCTGCTGGCGCGGATGCCGCCAGTCGAGCGCGAGACGGTGTTCGACCGGCTGCGCTGCGAGTTCGATGGCCGGGAACATGCCGAGACCGTCGAGCGCCTGATCGAGGACGCGTCGGAGACATCCGGGCATCCGATCGATGTCGCGATCCGCCAGTTGCGGCGGCGGCATTCCGGCGGCGGCCGGGTGACCGTGTAAAGGCGCTTCATGAGTCTCGCCTCCGGCCGCCTTCGCCCCACACCTCGTCAAACCGTTTTGCCGTCAGAACCGGGAAGAAGTCGCGCGGCTCAAGTTCGATGCCATTTGCCTGGGCGAACTGCAGCAGCTTCCGAGCGTCGAGATGCGGAATGACACCCTCGGTGCCCCCCCTGCTCGCCGGGTACATCCAGCGATAGATGCGGGTAAGGCTCTTGCCGGTGATCCCTCGGACGACCTCAGGGCCGCCGAGCTTGGCGATGACGGAACGGGCTGGGTCGAGATGCTTTTCCATGACGACTATATTTGCGACAATCGCAATTTACCGTCAAGAGAAATTTGCGATCTTCGCGATAGCGGTTTTTGCGGCCATCGCAACAATGCCGATATGGACTCTCGCGAAATCCTCAGAACTTGGCTCGAAGGCCAGATCGAAAAGAAGGGGCACGGCGCCCGGAAGAAGCTCGCCGAATGCCTAGGCGTCGGCTCGTCCGCCATTACGCGGATGACCAGCACGGATCCCGGCAAGGAGTCTCGGGAGATCACGGCCGCCGAGTTGCTTAAGATGGCGGAGTTCTTCGGAGAGTTCCCGCCGCTACTGTCGCCGCCTGATGAGCACGCCGGCGAACTGAAGCGCGTGCCCCTCGGACACGAGTTTGATCCAGACCCAGAGTTCGAGCCGGTTCAGCGGGCAGTATCGGACGGCCGCCGTGTCGGCATCGCGCCTGACGAGATTCCGCAGGCGGAGACACTTGGACTGGGGCTTCGAGACGCTGGCGAGCAGATCCAAATCGATATCGGTGGCGGCAGCAGCGTCATCGGCGTTCCAGTAAGCGACACCTGGCGAGTCCCGACGACCGTCCTTCGCCGGCGCGTCAGCACGCCGATCGAGCAGTTGCACTTCGTCGAGTGCGAGGGCAACTCGATGTACCCGCTGATCAACAACGGCGACGTGGTGCTCGTCGACCGCTCCAAGCGCAACCCGAGAATGCCGGGCGTCTTCGCCCTCTGGGAGGGGGACGGCCAGACGATCAAGCAGGTCGAGTACGTCCAAGGCTCGGTGCCGCCGAAGCTCCGCCTGATCCCGGCCAACAAGGATTACACCACCTACGAAGTGCTGGCCGACGACGTTTTCATCATCGGCGCCTATGTCGCTAGATTCACCGTCGACTAGACCGGCGGCCCATGTGCCGCATTCTCTGGGGGGAGAAGAATGCTTCGTATCGTGCCCGCGGCAGTCGCCGCGGCTCTCTTGGTAGGGTGCCAGTCCGCCAGCAACCAAAACGCCGGCACGCCGATCACGCTATCCGATGCGGACAAGGCCGCTGTCGAGGCCAGCGTGCGCCTGCATATGAAAGACCCGTATTCGGCCGTTTTCGGCAACATGTTCGCGGTCCGTGACAGTAGCGGCGTGATGCACGTCTGCGGCTACGTGAATGGGAAGAACAGCTTCGGGGCCTATATCGGCGACCAACCATACCTCGTGTCAGGCGCGCCAGGAGCGTTCACCTTCGGCGGCGTCGGCGGGCAAGAGTCCGCAACGTTCCTCGTTCAGCAGTCGTGCTGGAACAAAGGCATCACAATCTGACCGCAACAAGGTCACATCCGGGGGGATGGAATGATGCGCAGATGGGCAATAGCCCTCGCCGTGGGGCTCGCGGTGCAGCCACTGGCGAGCCATAGCGGCGAGATCAAGCTCTATTTGGACGGGGCCGTCGGAGTGGCGACATCGCCAGAAGCGCAACATCACTACTTCGAAGAATGGGAGCGCTTGGGCACCATAGCGACAGGAAGCGTAGGAGCGACAATCCGAAACGATTTCGGCTCACACTTTATCGGGGCCAGTATCGCCGCCAGATTCGGCGAACAATCTTCAGACCAATCGTTCTCTTGGCCGAGCCTGACGGTCAGAGAGCCGCTTCCAGACGGCGTTGGCTTGGACAACTTCCGATCACAGAGTTTCTCGCATCAGCCCCTCGGCCAGTTCGATGTCCACTATGGCGTCAAGGCCGGGGACTATAACGTTGTCTTGGGCGGCGGCGTTTCAGTTGATCGGTACGAGCTTTCCTCCGTCATAGACAGCCGAGGCAGCATTTTTCATATCTACCAATCGAATGTACGCGGCATGGAAGCCTACGGCAGCGATGCGCGCTCAGAGGTGAGCATAGATTCGGTCCGAGTGTCGCCGCTGATTTTCACCTCAATCGAACGGAAGTTCGGCGAACGTTTCCTGGTCTCCCTTCGAGGCCAGATCGCGATGCAGAACGGAAGCATCTCAGGCTCGGAGATCGCGAGATGGTCGGCGGACAACTACATCCAGAAGGGCGGCGAGTTCCAATACGCGGGGACGCGGCCTGATGCGACCACTCTCCTGAATTCCGTCTCCGCCGAGATCCAACCCCAAGGCTCGCTGATGCTGGGCCTGAGCTTTCGGTTAAACTGATGACACCACCAGCCACTATCCACGTCGTCGTCGTCTTCAAGCGCCTCGACGATGACGAGGACACGATCGCCGCCGAGCCGCCGCAGCAGATGCCGACGGCCGCGCAGGCGACGCAGCGTGCGAAGATGCTGGCCACCAGCCACGCCGGCGCAATTGCCTGGTCGCGGACGCTCGATCCGGACACCGGCGACTATGGCGAGCCGGTCATTCTGGTGCGACTGGGGACGATCCCGGATTGGTTCGACGAGACGGGCGACGCCGGGGGCTGACGCGTCACAGGCGAAGGGTCGGGGGGACCTCAGGAATGCTCAGATCCATCGCCGCGGCGCTCGCCGCATGCGTCATCACCGCCGGCGCCGCCCTTGCGGCCGAAGTGCACGTCATCGACGGCGACACGCTGAAGGTCGACGGCAAGACTATCCGCATATTCGGCATCGATGCGCCCGAGGCCGGCCAAAGTTGCCGCAAGCCCGGCGGCGGAACTTGGCAGTGCGGCCAGGCGGCGATCCGCCAGATGGAGAAAGCCGTCGCCGAGGGCGATGTCACCTGCGACGATCGAGGGCTCGACGTCTACGGCCGCACTCTCGCGATCTGCAAAGTCGCCGGCCTCGATCTCGGCCGCCTGATGGTCAAGGAGGGAATGGCCTGGGCCTTCCGCCGCTATTCCGAGGACTATGTCGACGCCGAGGACGAGGCGCGCGCCGCGGCGGTCGGTGTATGGGAGCAGGAGACCGAGGCGCCCTGGGAGTTCCGTCAGAACCGCTGGGACGTCGCTGCTCAGCAGGCCCCGGAAGGCTGCCCGATCAAGGGCAACATCAACCGCAAGGGCGAGCGGATCTACCATGCGCCGTGGTCGCCTTGGTACAGCCGGACCAAGGTCAGCGTCGAAAACGGCGAACGGTGGTTCTGCGACGAGGGCGAGGCGATCAAGGCTGGCTGGCGCGCGCCGTACTGGGGACGGTGAAGCAAGATCTACCGCGGGCCACATTCATAAACACTAGGAGCGCCTCTGAGCGTGAGCAGGTACATTGCGTACATTGACGAGGCAGGAGACGAAGGTTTCGGCAAACTCGCTTCCGGAGCAGTGGGAGGACAATCTCGCTGGCTGGTACTCGGCGCCTGCATCGTCTCGGCAGAGAACGACGTCCTCATGGCGGGCTGGAAAGACGCAATTGTCGGGCGCTTTCCCGCCAAGAAGTCCAGAGACCTGCATTTCCGTGAACTCAAGCACGACCAAAAGGTCGTTGTATGCCAAGAAATCGCGAAACTCCTTGTAGGAGTATGCGTCACGCTATCGCACAAGGTTACAATTGCGGGCACCAAGTATGAGGATACGTTCAAAAAGAAGGGATATTTATACAACTATCTGATTAGGTGGCTTCTTGAGAGAGTCACTCAAGCCTGTCACAAAGCATCCCCAGACGGATGCTCGCTTCGCGTTATTTTCTCCCGGCGCGGCGGAACAAATTACCAAAGCATGATCGACTATCTGCAATTGATGAGGGACGGTCGCGAGGTAATGCGGCCCGTCAGATCCATCGTCTGGAATGTGCTTGATATCGACAACATTGCAGTCGAGAATCACAGCAAGTGGGCAGGTCTGCAAATTGCCGATTGCGTCACCAGCGCCTTCTTTTCTGCAGTCGAGCCAAATCTCTACGGCAACTACGAGCCGGCCTACGGGAGGCTTCTTCGTGAGAAGCTGCTGAAGCGAAATGGCATCATACTAGACTGCGGCGTAACGCCGGTCCCTAGTATGCAGAAATGCGCTGCTGACGACAGACAGTACGCATTTTTCGATGAGCATCGCTGAAAACGAATGGGCAGGCCCCCGGCTCCTGATTCACACCGCAAAGGGTGCTGCCGCCCCGTAGGGCAACTCGGAGTGGTTCCGGCGCCTGCCTGCTCGAAGTAAACATAATCGAAACACAGCGATTTTCAACCAATTCCAGCTATCTTCAGCCAGTTCCAGCTAGATACAGCCGACGTGGACAGAAGCCCCGCGCCGACAAAACACGGCTCGCGCTCGCGGTGCATATCCTGCTGAGACAGAGCCAGATCTAAGTGTTGGATTGAATTTCAAGAACCCGATCTAAGGGAGGGAGCAGGCAAAGACCCCCTACCCCCGTGACCGAAGCCACGCGGGAGGGAATCGATGCCGGCGACAAGAACCGTCACGTCGGTCGGTCGCATACGGCAGGACAGCCTCTCGGCCTGCCCGTCCTCAGTTTCCTCAGCCGCACCGTAGGACTTTCGACCCCCGCGCGATCCGCCCTCGCTGAGTGAGCCTCGTCGATTCCTCGACACGGCCAGGGCGGCGGATGGGCTATGTCTCGCGCAAATCTAAATTTGCGTCAATCGCAATTTTCCGATTGACAGCAATTTGCGATTGTCGCAATCTTCTCTCATCGAAGCACGGTGAGGGCACCCACCATGAGCAACACGCTCTACATGCTGATCTGCGAGAACGACGAGACGCTTCGGCTCTGCGCCGGCCGGTCGGTCGAGGGTTCCGAACAGGATGGAATGACGTCGGCCCGGCGCGCGGCCGAGGTGATCGTTCGCGGTCTCTACAACGCCGACCGCGTTGTCGAAGTGTGGCGGGTCGACTTGTCGGACCGCACCACGCTCGACGTCACCCGCGAGGTCGCAGAGCACATCCAGACGCTGATCGGGCGGTATCTGCGAGACGAGCGCGAGGACCACGAGGCGGCGATCGCCTTCGTCGAGACCGCGCTCGGCGTGACGCTCGACGGCGACCGCTGGGTGCCGGATGACGTCGCCGGCGATTGGACCCGCCCGTATGGCGCCGAGTGCACGCAGGTGGCCGCGTGATGGCCGCCTCCCGCAAGCGCCAAGTCGAGTTCATGCGTTCGTTCGGCGATAGCGCGCTGACCGACGCCGTTGCCGCGATGATCCGCCGGCACGGCCCGGACTGGCTCACCGACGAGCAGCTTTCCGAGGTGGTGTCCAAACAGGTTGCCGACGCCCGCTGGACCGCCCGGAACACCCGACGCAACCGGCGCATCGCCTCTGATCGAAAGGCCGCGTGATGGCAGTCATTCCCAAGGATCATCGTGTTCCGGTGATGATGACTGAAGCCGAAGTGCAGGCAATCGATGACTGGCGGTTTAAGTCGCGCGTTGCGACGAGGGCCGAGGCGATTCGGCGATTGGTTGAGCTCGGCCTCACCGTCGGCGCCCCGGTGGAGGAATCGCGATGAGCCCTCTGCCCGGCACACACACCATTCTCGCCGCTCTCACCCGCGACGCCGGCGTTTCGCACGAGGTTCTGCGCACCAGGACCAAGCCGCCCGTCGGCACCACCGGAGACGAGAGCGCAGACGCCTACCTCGCCGGCATCTTCGCGATGATTTGCGTCATGGAGGGTCAGGCCGGCGATCGCGCCAAGCAGGTCCGGTTCGTCCAGCGAGCAATCGAGATCCAGGAGGACTGGATCGACAGGCTGCAGGAGCAGGGCAAGCGCGGAGTGGTCGACCTGCCCGCCCAGCGGACCAGCTCCCTCTCGCTCGGCCGCCTGCAGGCTTGGCTCGCTGAACTCCGCGGCGACAGCCTCGAACTGCTCGGCCAGGACATCGTCGAAGGAAGGCGCGCCACCGCATGACGTTCTCCAAGGGCGACATCGCGATCTACCTGATCGTCGGCCTCGGCCTCTTCACCGTCCTGACGGGCTTCGTCTTCGCCATGCTCACCGACCGGCGGACCGACGAAGGCCCTTCCGAATTCACCGCGCACTGGCGCGACGACGAGCGGCGCTGACCGCTTCACGCGAGGCAATCATGCTGGAACAAGCGATCCCGGCGCCGGACGGCGTCATCACGTCTCCCGGCTGCTATGTCGACCTCGACATCGAGCGCTACCACGGCCAGTGCACCAACGGGCCGAGCATCAGCTCGAGCGGCCTGCGGACGATCTTCATCGATAGCCCGGCGCACTACTGGAAGTCGTCGGCCATCAATCCCAACCGCATACCCTATGTGCCGACCGAGCCCATGATCCTCGGCAAAGCAGCCCACCACCTTCTCTTGGGAGAGCGCGACTTCGGGCGCCTGTTCCTTGTGCGCCCTGCCAAAGCTCCAGATGGTAGGGATTGGAACGGCAACAACGCGTCTTGCCGGGCATGGCTCGCTGACCAGGCAGAAGCTGGACTGACCGTGCTCACGTCCGGTCAGATCGAAGCGATCCGAGGCATGCGCTCCTCGCTCCAGGCTCATCCCCTGATCGCCGGCGGCATCCTGGATGGTGCGATCGAGCACAGCATGATCTGGCAGGACGAGGAAACCGGAATCTGGCTCAAGGCTCGGCCGGACGCGATCCCAACGGCCTCCGGCGATTTCGCCGACCTCAAGACCGCCGCGAGCGTGGCGCCGGAAGACCTATCGCGCGCCGTATCCGACGGCCGGCTCGACATGCAGGCAGCCCTCGTGAAGTGGGGCGCCAAGGCGGTCCTCGGCATCGACATGAACGACTTCGCGCTCGTCTTCGTCGAGAAGGCGCCGCCACACTGCGTCGAGGTCCGCGTCATCCGCCAGGATCACATTGAGGAGGCTGAGGGCGACCTTCGTGCCGCGCTCCGCCTGTTTGCCAAGTGCCTGAAGACCAACACCTGGCCGGGCCCGGGCGGATCGATGTCCGACCTCGCCCCAATCGGCCTTTCCGACTTCGCCCGCCGCCGCGCCGCCGACCGCCGCGCCTTCATCCAGCAGGAAATCGCAGCATGACCAGCTCTGAGCAGAGGATCGACAAGGTAGCCCTCACGGTCGCCGAGTTCTGCCACGCGTACGGCCTCGGCAAGAGTCTGGCCTACGAAGAGATCGCCTCGGGGCGCCTCGGGGCGAGGAAGGCCGGGCGGCGGACGCTGATCCCCGTCCGAGACGCTGAAGCCTGGTTCCAAAGCCTACCGACGGGAGGTGCGAAGTGAGCAACGTCTCAACGCTTCCCAAGCGCTCCCTCGTCGATTCCATGGCCGCAAAGTACGACATGGAGCCGGCCGCCTTCGTGAGCGCCATCAAGGCCACCGTGATCAAGGGCGACTGCTCCAACGAACAGTTCGCGGCCTTTCTGATGGTCGCCAAGGAATACGACCTCAATCCGCTGACGAAGGAGATCTACGCCTTCCCGGACCGCGGCGGCATCACGCCGATCGTCTCCATCGACGGCTGGATGAACCTCATCAACTCGCACCCGCAATTCGATGGGATGGAGTTCGCCGACACGCACGGCGACGACGGCAAGCTCTACTCGGTCGAGTGCCGCATGTTCCGCAAGGACCGTGCCCGCCCGGTCTCGGTCATCGAATACATGAGCGAGTGCTCGCGCCAGACCGATCCCTGGAAGAAGTGGCCCAACCGGATGCTGCGCCATAAGGCGGCGATCCAGTGCGCCCGATATGCCTTCGGCTTCTCCGGCATCATGGAGCCGGACGAATACGAGCGGATGTTCGACGTGACGCCGCGCTCTTCCATGGCCGACCGGCTCGGCGGCGCGCGCCAGGCTGAGACCGGGTTCTCGTCCGCGAACGTCGAGGCCGAGATCGCCACCGCCACCACGACCGAACACACGGTCCCGCCCGCGACGACGGAGGCCGAACATCAATCCGAACCCGCCGAGCTCCCCCTGGTGCCCCTTGAGAGCTCGGCCGGCGTGGAAGAGGGGCCGGCCCAATCCCCCCGGGTCGGCCTCTCTTCCGATGATCGAGAACTGCTGCGCTTCTATGTCGAGGAACTGGACGCCGAGCGCGCCGACTTCGCGATCGAGGAAGTCCGGATCCGCTTCTGGAAGGGCAAGGCCGTCGAGAAGGGCTCGGCCATCGCCATCGCGGCCGGCGCCATCACCGACGCTCATCGCAAGCGGGTGAATGCCGAGATCACGATCGAGGAATGCGCGCGCCTCTGCCGGGAGGCTTGCCGATGAGCGGCGAGCGCAGGCGGCTGACCGTCACTGAGAAACTCGAGATCATGGCCCGCCAGGCTCGGTGCCCCCGCTGCCATGAAAAGCTTGGGCAATTGAAGGGCCTGGACTGGGACCATTCCACCCCGCTCGCTCTCGGAGGCGCCGACACTCCCGAGAACATCCAAGCGCTTCACCGCACCTGCCATCGGCAGAAGACGTCAGGCGCCGGCGGTGAGAGACGCGCGAGCGTCGCGGACGGCGATCAGCACAAGATCGGCAAGGCGCGCCGGCTCTCAGCCGCGCAGGCCGAGTTTCGGGCTCTGCTTCTAGCCAAGGAGCCCGGCATGCCGCGCGAGAAGAAGTCGCGCATCCCCAGCCGCCCGTTCAAACGGAGATCAGCATGAGCCAGCGCATCGAAGACGGCGGGCCGGTGCACCCTATCCCGTATGGCCATGACCGGAACTCCGGAATCACGCTTCGGGACTACCTAGCGGCTCAGGTGGTAGGGGCCGTCATCGCCTCGTTCGACAAGCACATGCCGAACGCCGCGTCGATCGAGAACTTCGCGGTCCACTCGTATCGCATCGCCGACGCCATGCTCTCCGCCCGCCAGAGGGGCGCCCAGACTGGGGGAGAGGCACATGAGTGAGCATAAGCACACGCCGGGCGTCTGGAGAGTCGTGGACCTTGGTGACCACTCCATCTCCTCTGACGCCCACTACATGGAAAGTATGGGGGTTGGCCTCAACGACGGCTACCCACTGGCAATCGTCATCAGCCGTCGAGCTGTGGCTTCAAGGATCGAAGCCAACGCTCGCCTGATCGCGGCAGCACCGGAGTTGCTGGCGGCGCTCACGGGCATGATCGACATGTACGTCGAACTCGTGGAGAGCGGGGACGCTGGGTTCTGGGATGCGGAGAAGGTGCGCGAGGTGATCGCCGCACGCGCCGCTATCGCCAAGGCCACGGGAGGCTCGTCATGAGCCTCCCCTCCCTCCGTTCGTACCTTCCTGAGCTTCCGGCTGCGCTTGTGTTCCTAGCCGCCCTGGCGCTTGCCGACTTCATGGGACGGGAGTTGTCGCCATGACCCCGACACCGAGTGAAGAGCGCGATGGGCTGGTGGAGCAGCTTGCCAATGGCGGGCATACGCCGGGCCCGTGGGGTTGGTTTGGCAATGCCAACAGCTATTCGCTCTATCTCGCCACGAGGCACAGCGGCCGTCGCTATGTGATGAGCTTCAGGCGATGGGGGATGCGCGGCGCGCAACCGGAGTTCCAACCGGCGCGCGGCGGGCTGGTCGACGCCTCCCGGCTGCTAGAGTTCGAGGTCGGCGACCGGGCGGTGCGCGGCGTCGAACAGGCAAAGGCCGATAGCAGCGTCTACCGCTATGACGTGCGCGGGATCGATTGCCCCGACGCTCGCCTGATTGCAGCAGCGCCCCAGCTCCTGGATATCGCCATCGCGCAAGCCGCCGAGATCACCCGCCTGCGCGCGGAGGTCGCCCGGAAGGATGAGGCGCTGGACGAGTGTCAGGCCGCTCTCGCAATGGTTATCGCGCCCGAGGCGATTAAGAACACCACGGTCGCGCATGCCTTCGCTACTGCGACGGCAGCTGAAGCAAAAGCCCGCGCAGCCAGGATGCCGGCAGAAGGCCGCGCCGCTCTCGAACAGGAGAGCGGGTGATGGCGGAATATCACCCCAATCCCCAGTATCGGCACGCTCGCCGCCTGCCGATCGGTCGCAACCATCCCCAGCCGTGGGAGCATGTCGTTTCGATCTCCGGCGGAAAGGACAGCACAGCGCTGTACCTGCTCGCCATTGAGCGCGGGATGCCGTTCACGGCCGTGTTCGCCGACACCGGACATGAGCACCCAGCAACCTATGAATATGTTGACCGCCTGGCGGATCTCGCCGGCGGCCCACCGATCCTGCGCGTGAAGGCCGATTTCACCGAGGCGATGGCGCGCAAGCGAGCGTTCATCCTGGGGAAATGGCCGGCGGCTGGCGTTCCCATGGAGCGCGTCGAGCGCGCGGCGGCGCTCATGGTGCCAACCGGTATTCCCTTCCTCGATCTGGTTATGGTCAAGGGTCGGTTCCCCGGCGCCAAGTCTCGCTTTTGCACCGACGAGCTGAAGATCGTTCCAATGTGGTACGGCGTCCAGAAGCCCATCCTCGCCGCCGGGCGGACCCTTGTGTCGTGGATGGGCGTTCGAGGCGAGGAGAGCCTTGCTCGACGCGACCTGTCGCGCTGGCAGCGCATGAACCCTGCCCCCTATTCACTGCGCAAAGGAGAGCGCGATCAGGCGCAGGGTTGGCGCGCCTATGCCTATCGCCCCATCCACGCCTGGAAGCGCGATGACGTATTCGCCATGCATGACCGGCATGGTATTGCGCCGAACCCCCTCTATGCACAGGGCGCGGATCGCGTCGGTTGCTGGCCCTGCATCTTCGCCAAGAAGGACGAGCTGCGGCTGATAGGCCGGATCGACCCCGCCGTGATCGAGCGCGTCGAGGAATGGGAAACTATCGCCGGCGATGTCTCGAAACGCGGCGAAGCTACGTTCTTCTGCGTGACAGACGATCCTCTCTACGAGCACGGCACAAAGGTCGAGCGCGGCCAGCACGGCATTCGATCCAAGATGCAATGGGCGATGACCGCCCACGGCGGCCGTCAATACGACCTCATGGCCCGCTTCGAGGCCGGCGCCTCTTGCTCTGAAATCGGAGCGTGCGAATGACTGCCCCTCCCTCTCCCCGGAGCAATGACATGACCAGCGAAGTGAAGCTTGAGCCGACAGCCGAGGAAGTCGAGCGGGTGGCGAACGCCATCAACGATGCTGATGTCGGCTACCGAATGACGCTGATCCGTCTGGTCGACGGCATCTACACCTACGAGCTGGTCTACGATGGCGAGGCCGCCATCGAGTTCGACAACACCGACGACCTCTATGAGCACGTCGGGGCTCGCAAGCGCGAGGCAATGGCCCGCGCCGCGATCCTCGCCATGGACCGCCGCGCCTCCCCGGCCGCTGAGCCGGTCGAGTGGCAGCATCATATCCGCGTGTCGCGGATGGACGGTGGAAAGCAGCAGGTGCCGTTCGAATGGACGGACTGGACGGAGTGGCGCGAAGGCAAGTTCGGCAGCCCAGGCCTTGCCGGCGACGACGGACTGCAATTTGAAGAGCGTCCCCTCTACGCCTCCCCGCCCGCGCCAGCCGTGGCGGTCAAGCCGATCGTCTCAACGGAGATGGTCAATGCGGCGTGGAACAAGGCCAAAGACTTTGGCTTAAGCGGCTCGCCTACGGACTTCCGTCGCGTGCTCGAAGAGGCTCTAGCTCTGGTCGAGCCCGCGCCAGCCGTGGCGGTGCCCGTGGCGTGGATGAACGCTGATCATATTCGCGCATATCAGGATGGATTGGGCGAAGGTATCGCATGGGCATCGCCAGAGCCGACTGACTTCTACACTGTGCCGCTCGCCCTCGCCGCCGCGCTGCGCCTCGCCGACGAGCCGTTCGGGTACTGGTGTGAGCAAAAGTATGCTGAACCGACGCTTATCCGGCCACCAGCATATATTCCCGCGCCCGGGCCTAACGTGAAAGTGACGCCCCTATACGCCTCCGCGCCGCCGACAGAAGTGGTCAATTGGAGCGACAATGTTTGTGACAATACCGACGATGCGCCTTACCTGAAGGTGCTCGGGGCGCTACGTCACTGCGCCCTGCATTGGGTGCCGGAAGCGCGAATAGTTGGGAACATCCGGGCCGGTGACATCGTCCGCGCCCTTGATAGTATCGCCTCCCCGCCCGCGCCAGCCGTGGCGGTGCCGGAGGGGTGGCGGGAAGCTTTCGCCGCAATCGTTCAGCGTGTGAAGGACAAGGGTCTGCGCATCGAACGCGAAGCCAATGCGCTTCAGGATGTCGGCGCGTCGCTCGAAGCTAAGATCCGCATCAAGGTTGCCGACGAGTTTATGGCCATGCTCGCCGCCGCGCCTCCGCCTCCCGCAACCCGGAGCTATGAGGAGGGGATCGAGGCGGCGGCGCGGATCGCGGACGAGAGCGCCAAGGAGACGGAGAGCGTTGTTGCGTCACAGGTCTTCGACAGCCCCGCTCGCCATTTTTGCAGCGGTCGAGCCAAAGAGGCGCGGCACCTGTCTACCGCCATCCGCTCTCTCGCCGATGAGCCCCGCCATGGGGAATGAGGCTTGGGAGAAGGCCGTGGAGGCCGGGGCGCGGGCTGGATCACCTGCAGCGTTCGACGCCGAGAACTTCGTCGGCATCCCGCACCGGAGAGAAGTCGCCGAGCGTTTTGCTCGGGAGAGTGCGGAGCGGACCCTACGCGCCGCCTTCCCGATCCTGGCGGAGGAGTTTGCCCAGATCGCCGACGAACAGAACCATGCCGCCATCGCTGCGGGCATCGCCGCTCATTCCAAAGCCAATCAGCACTTCAACATCGGCCGGTCAGACGCAGCAATCGAAATCGCTAAGCGCCTCCGCGCCCACATCGAGCAGATGAGGGAGCCGTCATGAGCGAGTGGCAGAGCGTCGACCAAATCGAGAAGGAAGGCCAGATCTTGGCCACTACCCACTCCCTGCCGCTTCCGGGCTTCAAGACAAGGTGGTTTGAGCCTGCGGTCTACAAGTGGGACGCATACCGCAACTACTGGGTAAGCGAAGCCCGTGGCATTTGCATCCCCGCGAACATCGAAGGACGGTATCAGGGCATCCGAATCCCGCCCCTCCCCGCCCCGCCGGCTGTGGCAAGGGAGGAGGAGAGATGAGCATGGCCTATTTGCCGAGCTGGGCCTCCTTGTCTGCCTTGCGCTTCGCCTCGGCGATTAGCTCACTTGCACGGACGACCCGCGTGTTACCGTCGACCCAAGACGACTTAACCAAGCCGCCGTCGATGTTGTCTTTGTCAATTACTAACATGACCGATCCTTTGCGCATCATTGCGCAAAGCTTAAGTAATACCAGCTTCGGCTGCGTTCAAGGTGTTGACGAACCTGTCAGCGTGCTTTCTTGCCGAGGCAGAAATACATGATAGTCCTAGTATGCGGCGGTCGTGACTATTCGGACAAGGCCCGCCTGTGGTGGATGCTCGACAGCCTCGGGCCGCCAGAGGTTAGCGAAGTCATCAGCGGCATGGCGACCGGCGCCGATACCCTCGCGGCCGAATGGGCGGAGCGCTTCGGATTTCCGCTGCGCAAGTTCCCGGCCGACTGGAAAGCTCACGGCCGCGCCGCCGGCCCTATCCGCAATCAGCGCATGATCGATGAGGGCAGGCCGGATCTGGTCATCGCCTTCCCCGGAGGCCGAGGCACTGCCGACATGGTGCGGCGGGCCAAGGCGGCCGGCATTGAAGTCAGGGAGATGTG